TCAAAGCTCCTTCAGTTTTAGGAGCAGTTCAGCTTCCGTCCTGGCATAGATGGACACGCGTTTCCCATCCCGCCAACACTTGGATTCCCAGCGGCCATCCTTGCGGAGAGAAAAGGTCCCTGTCCCCTGAGAGCGATTCTTCAGCACGTGCCTGCCCGCTTGGTTGTGCAAGGCGGCAACTTCACAACGCAACGCCTCAGCCTCCGCCTGCAGGGTTTCGATCTGCTGCCTCAATCCTTCATGCCGCCGTTCGGCTTGGGTAGCCTCCCTATGGTCCAGCGCACGAGCAAGACGGAGTAGGGGGGCAATGCCCCAATCGCTAAGCGCAAAATTGGTGATGACGCAAACGAGACGGACATTCGAGAGCTGGTAGCCCAGCTGATTGTTGACTCGATCAATGCTGGGCGCGAAGGGGCGTCGAAAACTCCCAGCCCTCTCAAGACTGAAGGGGAGGCCTGAGACCTCGCACTTGCTGTCGGCGCGCGCAACCAGCTCAGCGAAGTCATCCCGTGATAAATCGAACAGCAGGCCGCGTGTTGCTGCGTTCTTACGGGTTGTCCGGTAAATGAGCGCGTAAGTGCGGTCATCAATCATGACCTATCCTAGCCGTTACCCTAACCCCGTGCCAGACGCTGTTTCCTCTTCTTCTTTCGGTACCCTGGCCTTAGAGTGGACCACAGGCTGACGACCTGGAAGCACCCGGCCAGCGCTGGCCAGAAGTGCCGCTTTCCGCTGTTCTGCACGGCTATGGGTGTAGACACTCAGGGTCATACGCGGGTCACTATGGCCAGCCAGGTCAGCCGCCGTGCGCGGATCCGCCCCAGCCTCAATCAGGCGCGAGACGAAGGTGTGGCGGAGATCATGGATGCGCGTCTCGGTGGGCAACTTGGCGGCCGTGAGGATCTGCCGCCACACCCGGCGCACGTTGTGTTGACTCAGCATCCCGCCCACCGTGGAAGGAAACACCCAGGCGGTAGGGGAGACGGACAGCCCTTCAGTCCGTAGGGCATCGAGGTGGACCAGCAACACTCCCCGCAGCTCGTCGGGCAGGTACAGGGTCCGGAGGCTCGCGCGGGTCTTGGGTGTACTGAGGGTGGGCGTCCCGGATCGACTTACCACCGTGCGCTGCACTTCAAGCGTCCCCGCCTTCCAGTCGATGTCACCCCACTGCAGCCCCAGGGCTTCCCCGTGCCGGAGGCCCAGGGTGGCAATGGTGGCGAACAGTGGGTACAGACGGACCTTCTGCGCCTGCTCCATGGCCGCTGCCAGTTGCTCAGGCTCCAGAGGATGCGCGGCCTTCTCATCACGCATTCTGGGCAGCTCAGCCACTTCGGCGACGTTGGTGCGAAGCAACTCATGCCGGACGGCACGGCGCAATCCCTGCTTCACGAACACGCTGATGTGGCGGACGGTGGCCGCGGCGTACTTCTTCGAGAGATCCCGGTACAGGGTCTCAAGGTGGGCGGGCTTGAGGTCCACCAGGGCCACGCCTCCGGCCGAGTGAGCGGAGACGACTTTGATGTAGCTCTCAAGCTTTAGGACCGTGCCGGGGCCGAGTTCGGCTTCACGGAGGCTGAGGTGCGCGCGCAACTGGTCAGCGAGGGTAAGCTTCCCCCGCTCGGTCAGCACGATGGCTCCCTTGGGCGTCTCGGCGAGTTTGGCCTTCAGTTTCTCGGCAGCCTCAGCACGGGTGCGGCCGTAGACACTGCGGCGGACCTGTTTGCCGTCGGGGGTAACTCCGGCGGTGTACTTGCCTTCCCAGCGGCCGTCCTGGCGTTTGGTCAGACTTCCTTCCCCGTTATGACGGGCACGGCGACGGGTCACCGACTAGCCCCAGCACACGCCGAGCGTTTGAGAAGGAGTGAGCTTCAGCCAGGAGACGTTCGCATCTTCAGGGAAGCGCTTACGCAAATTGTGTACTTGGTCCAGCCACCGGAAGGGCAAGCCCCAGTTGCACTCTGCGGTTTGAGCAACGTAGCAACCCGAAAGCAGAAACCCCGCGCGGCAACTGCGGGGATCGTCGTAAACCAGACGGTTGAGCGCCGTGAGGGCATCCGCACCGCTCACTTTTTGAAGGTATCTGACAGCCTTCGCCGAGACGCCATAGCGCCGAATAGCTTCGTCCACCATTGGCTGCGTGATCCGCATGAACCCCACCGCGAACTGGCACAAGTTCTCGACTACGCGCCAGCCCAGTTCTTCCCCAAACTCTGCAATGATCTCCGCTTCCAGGCCGCTCCACCACAGGATGATGTGCGCTTCCTCGTGTCGCACCACATCCGTGTTTCCGTAATTCCACGGTGTCACCACCATCAGTGGGCCGTTGGGGTGATCGGGCGTGCAGCGGTTAGCCCAGCCAATGCGGATGCGAATGCCCAGGTAGTGAGCGACCTTGAGGGCGTGACGCTCGTGGCGTAGCTCTTTTTGAACTGCCTTCAGGTAGTAGAGATAATCGGCAGCCAGGTAGGACGTGTCGTAAGTCACGTCAGGAACCTTTTATTTGCCATCCAGTAATCGAGCCAGTCTTCGGCGGTCTGTGGTCCGACTTCCGCACCGCCAAAGTTGCGAGGGGCCGCCAGCATCCGCTGCATCTTCTCGGTCTTCAGCACTGGCCATGTGTCGCCGTACTGCTCCACCATTTCTAGCAACTCGCGCGGGATGGTGATGGGCGTTTCACGAAACGGGACAACTGGGGGGATGGGCGGGCCGCCACGGCGCTGGGGAGTAGCTTCCGGGCTGTACAACCCTGTCAGCTCCTGCCATTCCTCTGCTGAGTAGCCCAGTACGGCGCGGATCGCTTCCCTAACCTCGAGAGATGCCCTAGAAAGAGATGCTGTTCCCCGTTCTAACTTATTGAGGTAGTCCGGAGTTATCTCCTGACCATGTTTTTCCATTTCTGAGACGAACGCAGGACGATTCAAGCCCAGGTCAAGCCGGCGCTCCTTGATGAGCTCACCGTGCTCCACAGCCCGAGGATCCGGCTGCTGAGCAGACTTAGCTGCCATCGGCCAGGACCTCGGCGCAAGTGGTATTCCCAAAGCAGTCATGCGCTTCCATACGGGAACTGTACTCAAATGGTTCCAGAATGGGCCGAAATGGCGACTATTTTGGGATCAATCCCAACCTGTTATTGACTCCAAATGGGCACAGTCGTATTCTATTCCCATGCCCGAAGTCACCATCCCTGATCCTGTTGCTGCTGCCGCTCGGGCGGCGGTCGAAGCACGGGGCATTTCGGCGCGTAAACTCGCCCGAAAACTCGGCATGAAGCCCAGAACAGTCCTCGACTTCTTGCATGAGCGCAGGGAAACCCGGCATAGCACGAAGCTCTCTATTTGCCGCGAGTTGGGAATAGATCAAGAACAGAGGGCTCCATGACTCTCCAAGTTCATCTCTCTCCTGAACAGTTGGCGGAACTGGCTGAGCTGATTGCCGCTCGCATTTCTACTGCCCAAGCAGCTCCCGCACCCCTGAAACTCGCCTACACGATCCCCGAAGCGGCTGAGGCAACAGGCCAGACCGTTTGGTGCATCCGCACAGCCATCCGTCGCGGGGAATTGCACGCACGGCAGGCCAGCGAGAGGGGGGCATACGCGATACCCGCCGACTCCCTTCAGGCCTGGCTGCACGGAGTTCCCAACACCACCCTTTCCGCTCCCAGTGCGCGTGGGCAGCGCAAGGCCCACTGATGACCACTCCACCCCGTATCAAGACCCGAGTTGACCCGGAAGCGTGGCAGCGCGTCATGGCGGCGCTCAACGCGGCAGCGCGCACTGCCACCCCCATCACTCCCCCCGCATCCCAGGTGCGTGAAGAGCAGCCCGCGAAACCCAAGGCGAGCTGAAAAAGAACAACCCCCCTGCGTCAATGCCGTTGCACCGGCTCAGCAGGGGGAGGAGGAACTCCATGTTAGCAGACCGCATCACCCTCACCCGCGCGCACATTGCCGTGCCGCCCCCGACGATCCAGACCACCGACGGCCTGGAATGGACCTACGAGAAGCAGCCCTTCGAAGGTGAGTTCGTGCGCCGCTACCGCTGTGGCCAGCGCGTGGCGAACCTCACCTCCCACCGGGGCAGCGAGCTGGTCCGCTTCGTGACCGCCACCGGGAAGCGCCTGGACGTTGAGCGCGTGGCAGAGGGCGAGGTGGCGGCATGAAAGACCTCCGCGCCCACCTGCAGCGCCCCGCCGTGCAACTGCTGCTCGCCGCCCTGTTCTTGATGGCCCTCGGTTTCTTCTGCGGCTGGGTCAGCGCCAAGGGCCTCTGGGATACCACCATCGCCACCCTCTTTGGCCTCCTGGCTGGAAAGGCCGTGAAGCTGTGAATCGCAACGATCCCGTGGCCGTGTTGGATGCGCCGGCCCAGCTGCCCGAACTGAGCCTGGAAGATCCCCGGGTAGTTCGCCCCGCCGAGTACGGCTGGGCCACCCGCCCCACCTGCCCCATGTGCGGCCAGCAACGCTGCCTGGGAACGTCGGACTGCTGGGAAGGGTTGCTGTGACCCGCCCGGCCCGCTCCCTCTTCCGCACGCTGCTGCTGCTCGCCCTGGCCTACGCCCTGGTGCCCCACGTGATCACCAACCCATGGGCCTCTCTCGGGTTCTGCGTGACGTTCGTGGCCGCGTTCGCCCATGCCGTGATGACGCTTGCCCTGCTGATTAATCCCGACACCTGAGACACGTCGGGGGTGCGCATCGTCACACGCACGCGGCACCGCGGCCCAGACACCTCACCCCTCCATTCACCCCGGCCCACGACCCTCAAGCACCGGGCCAGCACAGGAGACAGACCACCATGGGACTCAAAGGCCAGAGCAAGGAAAGCAGCAACTTCGAGCGCACCATCTTCCCCGAAGGCACCTACGACATGGTTCTGGACAAGGCCATCGTCATGATGGGCAAGCCCAGCCAGTACGCCCCCGAAGGTGCCCCGAAGATCATGTTCATCTGGAAGTGGACCGACGAGGAAGGCACCGAGTTCGAGCTGACCGACTACCTCGGCTTCCCCAAGAACATGAAGTGGAACGAGAAGAGTGCCTTCTGGAAGCGCGCGGGCGAGATCGCAGGGCTGACGTTCACGAACGACAACGCCGGCCTGCTCGACATCGACCTGGGTGAGTTCATCCAGAGCTACACGGAACTGCTGGAACACATCACAAGCAAGGACGACCGCGGCAATTCCGAGAAGGCGCACGTGAAAGGCCTGTCCGTTGGAGACCAGGAACTGCTCGGCAAGAAGTGCCGTCTCGTCGTGGGGGTCTGGGACAACGGGGAGAAGCAGGGCAACGAGATTGCCAAGGTCATGCAGATCGCCGCAGCGAGCGGCCCCCGCAAACCCACAAAGGCAGCACCTACCACTCAGAGCGCTCCCGCTGCTCAGAAGGCAGCCCCCGCTCCACGCCCCGCACCCGCTGCCCCGACGGGGCAGGCGGAAGTGGATCTGCCGTTCTGAGCCCTTTTTAGCCCCCTGAAGTAAAGGGAGGACTGCGGCGCCGGCAAGCAATCGCAGTCCTCCTCTTTCAGCCCCTGAAGGAGCACCACCATGTTAGGAGATAAACGCGGCCCCCTGTGGTACAGGACCGACCCTCACCAGACCATACGAGACCTGCCCGGAATTGGTTTCAAGCTGGCGAAGCGCGTGGTGGAAGACCTGGGCGACGGAGACCCCGACGCCGCCCTCGTGATGATCGAACGCAACCCCTTCAACCTCATGGAGGTGGAGGGGATTGGCTTCAAGAAGGCCGACCGCATCGCCAAAGAGAAGTTCGAGGTGACCCCAGACGATGAGCGGCGGCATGAAGCCGGAAACCGCTACATCCTGGAGCAAAAAGGCGTGCTCGGCGAGCGCGACTTCTTCAGCGAGCGGATCAAGCTGGAGCTGCGCGACCCCAGCTACAAAGTCCACGGTGTAGAAGTTGAAGAGGGCTTGTACTGGCTGCCGGAAGAACTTGAGGCCGAAGTAGAGCTGGAGCGCTGGATGCGCCGTCTCCCCACGGGCGAGGGTGAACACCTCCTACTGGCAGACCTGTCCCCAGCGCAGAAGGCCGTTCTGGCCCGCATGGGCGCAGACGAGCAACAGACGCTGGCCGTGCGCGCGATCCTCGCCAACCGCGTCCTGTGTTTCACCGGTGGTGCCGGGACGGGTAAGACGTTCTGCGTGGCCGGTGCTTCCCAGTGCGCAGGCCTGGACCGCAGGAGCGTGCGCGGCATGGCCTTTGCTGGCAAGGCTGCGGACCGGATGCGCGAGCAGTTCGACCGCTACCAGGTCATGGCAGAAGCCAGCACCATCCACAAGGCCTTGGGCTTTCAGAAGCGCGGCTTCACCGTCGAAAGACTGGCCGAAGACCTGTATGTGATCGACGAAGCATCCATGCTGCCCAACTGGCTGCTGTGGGCCGTGGTCAAGCGCCTCCCCCCGCACGCGCACCTGATTCTCGTGGGTGACCCGAATCAGTTGCCGCCCATTGGTTACGGCACGCCCTTCGTTGACTTACTGGCGCACGGCGTGGCGCATGTCCACCTCGAAAAGAACTACCGGCAGGCAGACCAGCAGGGCATCCTTCACATGGCGGAAGGCATCCTGCATCGGCGGCGGCCCACCCCTACTGCGTGCGTAGAGATGCACCTGGGTGTGGATCCCGCCAACCTCGAACCGCTCTTCGAGCAGCTGGTCCGCACCCATGGTGGGCAGGACTTTGAGGACTGGCAGGTCATCACCTACCAGAACGAGAACGCTGAGCGGTACAACCTGCGCGCGCAGGCCGTGATCAACCCCAACGGCATGCCCCTGTTCGAATATCCCCTCTGGAAGCTGGGGACGGGTGAGCGCAACCGCCCTCTATATCAGGCTGAAATCCGGGTGGGCGACAAGATCATCGTCGTCAAGAACAGCACGCTGCTGAACATCTTCAATGGGCAGACCGGCCGCGTGATTGGGATGGCAACCAAGCCCAAGCAGGTCATGCGGAAGCAGGCCGATGGCCGCTGGGAACAAGAGAACGGCGAGACGATGCCGCACCTGCGGGTGGAGATTACCGGCCGAGAAGTGGACATTCCTGAGGACGAGGTAGAGAAGTACGTCCAGCTCGGCTACGTGATCACGGTCCACAAGGCTCAGGGTTCGGACTGGCCCCGCGTGATCATCATGCAGCCGGGGAAGGTCCGGGACGATACGGCACGCCGCTTCTTCTACACAGCAGTGACCCGCGCCAAGGATCACCTCTGTGTGGTCAGCACGCTACGTGTAGTGGCGTGGTGGACGAACGCAGCCACCGACGCGCCCGATGAGCCGTCCAGTCTGCTGCGGCGCCTCGCGCGGCCCGCGCCTTGCGAATGGTGCGGCGGCGAGGGCTGCGGCATTTGCGATGAGACGATCAAGGCCGCCAACGAAGCGAAGTGGGCTGCTGAAGGGACGTGGCCTGATCCCGCCGCTCAGCCTGACCCCTGGGAAGCGGCTGAGGGTGAGACGTTCTGGCCGGAACCTGCTGTGGCTGCGGCTCTGGGGCCTGAACCCGTGACTTTGGAGCGTGTCGAGGAGATCAAGGCGCAGTTCCGCGTTATGGATCTGGGAGGTGTGGCGTGAAGGGAATTACGCTCCGCCACCCTTGGGCCTTCGCTATCGCCTACCTCGGCAAGCAGGTGGAGAACCGCGACTGGGATGACCGCCTCGCTGACCTCATGGGCATTCACGACCTGGTGGGGGAGACCGTCGCCATTCACGGCGGCACCGCTCCCCACCGCCCAAAGCGGAAGAACGTCCTGCCTACCAATCCCTGGCGCGAGTTCACCACTGACCTCGGCTACATCCGGGACAACATCCTCGGCGGCGAGCTGCCCGACGCGGCTGCGCAGTACCTCGCGCGCACCTGCCCCGGCCCGCTGCAACCCGAGGCCTTCATCCTGCCCGGCATCGTTGCGGTTGCCGTGGTGCAGGGCGTCACTCGGGCCAGCCGTGACCGCTGGGCAGCTCAGGGACAGCTCCACATCCTGCTTGACCAGGTGGTGACGCTTCCCAAGCCGGTCCAACTCTCAGGGCATCAGGGCATCTGGACTGTCCCCGAAGTCATCGCCGATGAGGTAACAGAGCAGGCCCGCCAGGTGCTCGACACACGGCCCCAGCAGTACGCAGAGCTGGGGGGTGCGGCATGGCTCAGTTGAATGTGGTGCTACCGATACAACCCCACAACCTCGGCATGGCCAGCGACAAACTTCTCCTCGGAACGGAGAGGTTTCATGGAGTACCATACGTCTTCGATTTGTGCTCCCAACGACTGAGAGACAGCTCCAGACGTTGCTGCTTCCAGGGCGCCTATCAACCACATCGAATCGACAGCTGCCAGGGCCTGCAACGTCCAACCATGGGTCTGTTCCCCTGTGGCGGCCTCAATCTCCATAGAGGTCAGCTCGGAGAAATCGAACGGGATCACCGTTCCCTTGCACTCCAACTCCGCTGTCATCCTGTTAAAGGAGCGGGCAGTGTAACAGGGAATATCAATGACGCCCGTGTGTGGAAAGGTTGCACTGGAAATGGGATACAGCAGTGGCATCATGCCGCTGAGAGTAAGCGCACCGGATTTGGGAGCGCTGAAGAATGACCCAACCCTCGCCCCGTCAATGGGTGGCCCTCCTCTATAGGGGGGTCACCCCCCCCCATGGCTTCGTGGAATTCCGCTTCCTCAAAGGCGGAACCCGAGCATGGATGCCCTGGCCGGCCTTCGAAGGCCACCCCGATGAGTTTCGCCTGACCGCCGTACCCGAAGGCAAGAACGCCTACTGGGGCGTAGCTCTTCGCACGCTGGATGCCCCCGAAGCCATCAACCCCAAGACCGGCAAACCCGGCATGGGAGACAAGGCACACACGCACCCCACCCACCTCCAATGGGCCGAAGTGGATCTGGAAAAGCATCCCGAGCTGACCAACGGACAGACGGACTTGCACAGCCTCCCCGCGGAGGAACTGGCCGAATACAAGGCCGTGCTGCTCCGCCAGGTGCTTGCCGAGTGCGAGCGGCGCAACCTCCCGCCCCGCGCCGTGGTGGACAGTGGCCACGGCCTGCACCTCTACTGGGCCCGCCGCGCGCGCAGCACGATGGAGGAAACGGAGGCGTACAACCGCCGCCTCGTGCTGGCCTTCGGAGCCAGCACCGAGAGTACGGATCAGGCGCGCATCCTACGCCTGCCCGGCACCTTCAACCTGAAGAACCCCCAACGTCCCCTCCCGGTGCAGGTGCTCTGGCAAGACGCTGAGGCCTGGGTGGAACGGGACGCCCTGGACGCATTGCCGGAACTGGAGAAGCCCAAGCCTGTGCCCCCTTCCCAGTCCTCTGGGAAAGTTTCCCAACCTGCTGGGAACGCTCAGGAGAAGTACGCCCAGTCGGCCCTCCAAAGAGAAGTGGACGCCGTGCGCTCGGCAGGGGAGGGCGGCAGGAACCATCAGCTCAACCGCAGCGCCTTCAGCGTCGGCACCCTCGTGGGCGCCGGGGCCCTCGACGAGGTGCAGGCGGCACACGAGCTGACCGAAGCCGCCCTCGCCGCCGGACTGGAAGAAAGCGAGATCCGAGACACTGTGCGGTCCGGCCTCGCTGCAGGCAAGCAGAGCCCCCGTGACCTGAGCACCGTCGGGCAACGGCACTGGGAGAACAAACCCCAGGCCTTCGGAACCATTGGGGGAAAAGGCGACGGGCAGGCTAAGACGCGCACCAAAGACCTGCCCGACAAACCCACCCTCGCCGACTACCGGGACCTCACGCTCGACTGGTGCGCCGAGCAGGGCCACGTCTACCGCTACCACCAGACCCGCCGCAGCTGGTGGCAGTACAAAGGCGGCGTCTACGTCGAAGTGCTGGACGAAGTGATGTACCAGCGCGCCGACAAGATCCTCCAGTCCTACGGCTACAACAACCTAAAGACCGCGAATATCCGCGAGGTACTGGACAAAATCAGTCGCGAGGAAAGCGTGGCCGCTCTGGAAGTCGACCAGACCGCCTGGGAACTGAACACCCGGACCGGCATCCTGGACCTGGAGAGCGGGCTGCTGCACGATCACACACCCGAATACTTCAGCACCATCCAGAGCGCAGCAGCGTATCGGCCGGGGAGCGTGGCACATGACTGGATGGCATTCCTACGCCAGGCAGTACCGGACGAGGGAGACCGCCTGCTGCTGCAGCAGTTCGCCGGGCTGTGCTTGACAGGGGACACAAGCCCACAACGCGCCCTGGTTCTGGTGGGCGACGGTGGTACAGGCAAGAGCACCTTCGTGCGTGTTCTTCAGGCTGTACTGGGCAATCTCGCCACGTCCTCAGCACTGGAGAACATCAAGGACGGCTCTTTCCTGGTCGGCAATCTTGTCGGCAAGCGCATGTGCGTGGTGTCCGAGCTCCAGCAAAGTGTGGACTGGCTGCCCTTTAAACGGATCACTGGTGAGGACACCATCTCGGTAGACGTCAAGAACAAAACACCGTTCACGACGAAGTTAGATATCAAGCTGATCATTTTGACCAACGTCATGCCCCGCCTGGGGGAGGACACCAGCAACTCCTCTCTGATGCGCCGCTTCTTGCCAGTGGCCTTCAACGTCAAGCCGGAGAAACCAGACCCCACTCTTGAGGCTCGACTGACCCACCCCGACGAGCTGCCCGGCGTTTTGAACTGGATGCTGGAAGGCCTGCGCGTGCTGCGCGAGAACAACATGCGTTTCCCCGCCTCTGATGCCGCTGCACTGGCGCGCGAAATTGTCGAAGACAGCAACAAGGTCATTGGCTTCCTGCGGGATGAATGTCGTTACGTCCCCGATGTGCAGACCGCCTCGGCCGATCTGTATGCCGCCTACCGCAAGTGGTGCGGGCAGAACGGCTTCAGCCCCCTTCACATCAACAATTTCGGCAAACACCTGATCTCTGCTGCCAAGTACTTCGGCAAGACCGTCGAACGTGACCGCAATGTTCGCGGAACCGATTACCGGCACATTCAGCTTTCAACTCAGCCCGGCATGTGGGAGGACTCAGAATGACAACTTCCGACCGCTGGCAACCTTTCTGGCAACCTTTTTTTGAGGCTGCCAGGAATTGGAGCCGTCCTACACAGCATCCTGGCAACCTTGGCAGGCTTGGCAGCCTTTTTCATAAGCACGTAACGCGCGCAAGAGCGCTTCTCGATATAAGGCGGAACCACCCCAAAAAGGCTGCCAACGTTGCCAGCGCTGCCAGCACTTCGTCTCAGTGCAGCTTCTGGGCTGGCAACCAACTTCCTGAGGCTGCCAAAAGGCTGCCAGGGGTCACCTCATGCCGGGCCTGACAGGTACTTCAGCCAAGCGGCCAGCTGCGAAGCCCCTCGCACCTGCCATCCGCCTCAAAGACCTCCTCGACCAACTCGACACCGAGTTCGAACAGCTCAAGAGGCAGGAGCGCGAGCTTGACGAGCAGCTGCTCTGGGTCTACTTCCAGAGCTGCGTCCGCCCTGCGCTGCACTGGGTCAACGGAGACCCGTACACCTTCGAGTTCCCGGCCGCGTACCAGGTCGAGCGCCTCGCCAAACTCTGCGGCTACCTCAAGAGCCTGCAGGGGGCCGAAGCAGAGAAGGTGCTGGCCGCCCGCGAGGTGAACCTCAAGGGCTTGCTCACGGCCTGGCCTGCTTACCGGGATCTCGCCATTCCTGACCACATCCCGAACGGCACGAGCATCGCCGAGCAGGAAGTGCTGCCGTTCTCGTGGGAGGCCATCGAGACGCTGTGGGACGGCGAGAACTGGACGGGGGAGGGGGAGAAAGCCCGCGGCCTCTTCCTGCCTCAGTTCGGTACCAAAGCGTCTGCCGACTTCCACCTGGCGGGCCTCGCGGTGCTGTTCCTGAACCGGCAGTTGCGTCTGCCTCTGTCTGACCTCACGCCTCAAGGAGGGAACTGACCATGACGGAAAACATGGAAAAACATGGACCTGTGGCATTGAAGATCCGCTGGCGGCCCGGCAAGCACTACCCGGGCAATGGGGAGCACTTGCGCGCCAAGGTGGGCCCGCAGCGGCTCTTGATCGTGCGGGAGGCGGTACGGGAAGCGCCGGCATACCGGCTCGTGATCGATGGCGTGGAGCGGGGACGGGGCTTGCGGTTGTCGGAGGCGCGGCACCTGGCGAAGAGGGTGCTGGCTGGGGGTGCGGCATGACTCGGCCGGACCTCCTGGCTCGCTTGCGGACGATGCACAACTCGCTGTCGGCGCGGGACCGGCTGACGCATGAGCAGCACGAGGTGTTGCTGGAAGTGGAGGCGGCGTTGCGGGGGCAGACCGCGGTGCCAGGGGACCTGGAAGGGGCCCTGCAGGTGGCAGGAGCGCAGATGGTGGCCACGAAGCCTGGGCTGACAGCGGAGGCGGTGCGGGAGCTGCTGGAAGGTATCCCTGCCACGGCTGAGCTTGTAGATCTCACTGACTCGGCTCTTGAGGGGCTGTACCTCATGGACTACAGCGTGGATGCCTTGGGCCCGGTGAAGATCGCTGTCTTACCGGAGTACGAGGATGGCAGTGCTCCAGGCTGGAAGCTCCTCACCCATTCGCTCTCTCTCGCTCGCCTCGTGCTGGCCCAGGCGGAAGAGCTCGAGCGGTTACGGGAGCGGGTAGGGGCGGTGGAACAGGTGGCGATCAAGCTGCACTTTTACTCCCGCCGCTACTGCGACGGACGCAGCACCTACGCGCCCTCCGAGCACAACATGAACACGCACACCTTGCTGGTCCTGGGGATTGAACTGCACAGGGACCCGATCAGCAAGACGGGGCCGTTCGCCCTGGACGGCATGTATGGGCTGAGGCAGCAGGAGAAGGACATGCTGACGGCCCTGGAAGGCGGTGCGCTGTGAGCCAGGTATGCCGCTTAGGTCCGCCGAACGTAAATGCGCACCCCAACGGTGTCGCGAAACACTTCAGTGACTTCCCAGGTCTCTGTGGTGCCGATCAGTATGTCTCCCACCTCTGGAACGGGCGCTTCACGCGACAGAGTCAGTTCAGTCAGCCCATCGGGGAGGTTGACTCTCCACATAATGAGGATGTCTGGCAACGAGTGAGTCACCCCTTCAGATTATTGAAGGGGCGGCGCAAGTGTGTCAGCAACCCTGCTGCTGGCGGTGACCTCGTGACGCCCGCGCTGCCTTCAGGCCCTCTGAACGCGAACGCGAATGTCGGCGCTGTCGCGCAGAACCTCCGTGACTTTCCAGGTGTCAGTGGAGCCAATCAGGATGTCGCTGATATCGGGAAGGCCGGCATCCCTCGACAGGGTCAGTTCGATTTGTCCGTCGGGGTGACGTTGGGTGCGGAGGATGTAGGTGTCGGGCAGGAAGTACTCCATGCGCGAAGCTTAATGGAACTTCAATTTAAGGGTGTCCGTTGGTTCTTAAGAAGCGGTGTCTCGTGACGCCCTCGCTGCCGGACACGCTGCGGCCGTTGCCAGAGGCGGCGAATCCCTCAGACAAGTCGACCAGTCCCGCCCTGGCGCTCCTCGCAGCGCCGGAAGGCGGTGCACGGTGAGGTCCGGCTCAGTGGACCGGCAGGCGGTAGAGCCCCGTGGCGGGACGGCTGAGGTAACCGTCATGCACCAGGTTGGTCAGGGTGCGGGGAATGTCCTCTGCGGGGATATTGGGATAACGGTTCCGGATGTTCTTTATAAGGTCGCTCACCAAGACAGTGTTGTCGGGGCAACAGTTTTGCAGCTCCTTTGTGAGAGCGAGGATTTGGGGCTCGTACGTACTGGTAGAGGTTTTCATAGAGTGCTGGCCACTTTATCCAGAAGTGTCGTTCTGAAGATCTCCCCCCTGTTGGGTTCTGTTGGGCGGTGTCTCATGCCTTACGCGACATCCATGACGCGTGCTTCACGTTCTGTGAGTGGGGTACGGGTCCTGCAATGCGCGGGTCAGCATCAGGAGTTGTTCTGGAGAGGTCATGAGCTGGATCAGTCTTGCGGGCTTAGGAGGGGCAAGTGAGTGTTTCCCTTTCTGACCGTTTGGCCACGCTGCAGCGGATGCGTGCGGCGCATGGGGCTAGCAAGGAAGAGAAAGCCTTGTTGGAAGAAGTGCGGCAAGAGCTCGAATCCCCCAAGTGTGTCGCAGAAGGTGCGGCCCAGTTGGCCGTGGAGGGATTGGCGGAAACGCTGAGGAAAGAGGCGAAGGCAGAAGCAGAGGAGTATTTCGCCAGTCAGAGCAAGAACCCCTTCCTGCTTCAGCAGCTCAACCTGAAGTACGAGTTTGCAGACCGCCTTGACGCCCTCACCGCTCAGCAGGACGCGCAGGCGGGAGGTGAGGACTGATGGGCACGCCTACCTGTTGGACACCACATCGACGCGGTTACGCCCAGAAACTCTTCCGTCAGGGCCTCACCATCGCGGAGGCGGCCCAGAAGTTGCGGGTGACGCGTAGCGCTCTCGGCCTGGCCGTCACGAGGTACCAGATGAACGTTCCGCCGCGCGATCTGGTGACATTCACCGATCTCGCGGTCACCCTGGGCATCTCCGTCACGGAGGTTCACCGCTTGACGGCGCGCCGCGGCATCACGCCTGGACGGTGGCTCGGCAACAGCACTGTGACGGCGAAGGAGGCCGCAGCGTTACAAGCAGAGCGTGAGCCTGTCCTGGACAGCTGGCCTCCCAACTACCTGACAGCGGAGCAGGTGGCGCAGCGGTGGGACCTCACGGTCAGTCGTGCGCAGGCCCGCCTTCGGGAACATGAGGTGCCCTACGTCCTTGTGCGCGTTGTCGGGAAGCCGTCCCCCAAACGTGCTTACCATCCCCGGGACGTGGACGGGGCTCGGCCACCCACGCACTTCTCTCAGCGTCCTGCAGGCACGTTGGATGCCGAAGAGTTGGCGGTGATCCTTTCTCGCAGTGCCGCGATGGTGCGCTTGTGGGCACAGCAAGGGATGCCGCACTTGGAGCAGCGGGGGCCGAAGCGGGAGCGTCTGTTCCGATTGCCAGAGGTGGTGACCTGGTTGCAGCAGCACCGCGACAGCCGCACTCGTCGCCTTGGCGCGTACATCGCTGCTCAGCAGCAGAGGGAGGCCGCATGACACGGCAGGTCAAACCACCGGCCCACGTGAGTCAGCATGCCTACGAGGCAGCCCAGGTGCTGCTGCAGGCGCTCCGGGCACGGGGCAAGCAGGCGGAGAACATTGACGAGGCCATCCAGAAGGGCTACCTCACGGATCTGGATTGGTGCCGGGCGTTACAGGAGTACCGGGAGTTGTACGGGGTAGTCAGCATCACTTACGCCGATCCGGTGGCCGCGCAGGAGAGCCGCAGCCGGGCTAAGCGGAAGGGGGCAGCGTGAGTCCCCGCAAAAGTGTCGCTACGTTGGAGTCCCTTCCAGCGAAGAAGGCGACTCCACCACTCCGCAATAGCAAGAAGAAGCCCGTGAACTCGCGGGCGAAAGGCGCCCGGGGAGAGCTGCAGCTCGCGAAGGCCCTGACTGAGCTGGGCTTCCCGGCGGAGCGCGGGCAGCAGCGGAAGGGCGGGGCGGATTCGCCGGACGTGATCTGCCTGGCTCTTAGCGGATGGCATATCGAGTGCAAGCTGACCGCGACGTGCCAGATGCACAGCCCGGCCACCCTGAAGTCTTGGATGGATCAGGCACGACGTGACTGCGAAGGGAAGCGGATGCCCATCGTGATTCATCGGTGGAATGGGGCGCGCGATTGGTGGGTCCTGGTCATGCCTTACGCCCGTCCCTGGTATTGGCAGCGTCTCGACCTGTTTGTGAAGGTCGAAAGCGAGCTATTGAAAATTTGGGGGATACCGAAGTGACCCTCGCCCCTTCACGCCCCCAGGAGGTGGCCGTGTCCAAATTTAAGACGGAGGACCTGGTGGCTGCTGCTCTCCAGACGCCTACTCAGAAGGCTGCCCAGCGTCAGGCGGAGGAAGCCCGGGCAGCCACGGCAAAGCAGCGCGCTGGGCGCAAGAAGCTCACGCCCCGGCAAACTATTCAGGCGCTCACCAGCGGCCGCACGCAGGCCAGGGAAGCGCGGGAGTACGCCGAGCGTTGGTATCAAGCTTTGCGAGGCTGGGACGTGCGGGAGGTGGAGATCCCGTACAGCTTCCACTACGAGCCGTCAGAAGAAGGGTTGGAGTTTCTGACGCTGGGGAGCAACGTGCGGGCCCCAACGCGCTACCTGCAGACACCGATAGGGGAGTTCACGGAGGGGGAGGTGGGCGCGTTGATCACGACGATGAGCCGCAGCCTAGTGCCAGAGCAGAAGCAGTTGGGCAAGATGCTGGACAAGCTTCGGCATGAACGGCACAACTGCATGGCAAGACTGCTGCGAGAGGATGGGCGGCTGCACCAGCACCCAGAGCGGGCGGTGCGGTACGCCGTGGCAGTGCTGACCCTGGCTGTGCAGTTGCGTGATGAGAAGGCGGAAGCCCCATTGCATGTGATGCAACAGGAATTGCAGAAATTGACCATCACCACTTGTTAATTTGGAACAAAACTGCTAGCGTTTTTGTAGAGTCCAAGAAGAGTCGAGGCACCCCCAGTTGGGTGCCTTTCTTGTTGGGGTAGTGCAATAAAGACGAAAGACAGGCGTTCGTAACCTGAGACATGCGCATAGAGGTCAACCTGGACATGCCCCTACACTCTCTCGACCAACTTCATGGGCTGATTGAGCATCATGGTGCATGGGGTTTGAGCTTCTGCGACTTTCAGAAGAAAGTTTGTGTGTACGAAAAGGATGGGGTCCACTACAACGGACGCCTTACATGGGCCCCGAGCGGAGGCACGATCGAAGAAATGTACGCACGCGTCCAGGACAGGCACCAATCCCTTCAGGCCATGTAACCCTAGTAGCACTGGGACCCCGCTTCGGTGGGGTTTTTCATTACCGGGAGGTGGGCGTGTGTCGAAGAAGGCCAGCAAGCGAGCTCGTCGCCGTGCTCTCCAACAGCAGCTCCCGGATGTGCGCCGGGCGTACTTCATGGCACGGGAGCAGCGTGGCCGAGTCAAGACCACGCCGAGGACGTTTGAGGAGCAGGCGGTCCGGGAGCCGTTCTACCTGCAGGAGCTGGGGCTGGCGCCGGTGCTTCGAGGCATGAGCTTCGAGCCTAGGTATGAGGCTGGACCGGTGATCAGGAGCGGGTGTCAATAGGTCCCGGACGGAAAAGAGGGTTGTTCTTCTGTGGGTCAATCTCTCGAATATCGGCCCTAAGAAGGAATTCAGCTTCTTCTTGAGTGCGTGCATCCTTACAAGTGGCTTTAAGCAAGCTTAGACCCTGTTGCACTGCAAACTCTGTGGCGTCGTTTCGCTTCATGCCTTGTTGTCTTGCCACCACCTTCCACAACCGTGCGAAGTGGAGAGCCGTTTGAAACTCCGGGAGCTGGGTTGTTTCCACAAATCTACGCTACCCGATAGGAGGTGAACCGCACCCATGACCGACGCACCGAAACAACCCACCGCCGAGGAACTGGGCGCGGCCCTCTCCGACAAGGACCGGGTGCTGGCCGATGCCTACCTCGCGACCTTCAACAAGCGCAAGGCGGGCATTGCGGTGAAGTACAGCGAGAACAGCAAGAAGTACCTGTTCCGTTTCCGGCGTCCAGACGTCCAGGCCTACATCAAGGCCCGGCTGAGCGAAGAGGTGATGAGCGCCGAGGAAGTCTTGGCTCGCCTCAGCCTTCGCGCGAGCATCGACGGCAGTGACTTCTTTGAGCAGGAATCCTACGAGGTTCCCGTCTTTGAGCCCCGCTCCATCCAGGAGCTGATCGACAACGCCGAGGCCAAAGTCGGCCGCATGAACGCCATTGACCCCGAGTTGCTGAAGTCGTCCATCGAGATGGAGCAGCGCAGGATCGCCGACTGGGAAGTCCAGCTGGCCATGGACCCGGACGCCACCTACCAGAAGCAGGTGGGGACCAGAACAGAGACCCGTATCGTGCCGAGCTTGAAAGCGGCCGAACGTAACGGCGTGCTGCAGTTCGTTGAGGGCACCGAGTACGGTCCTAACGGGTTGAAGTTCAAGTGGGCAGACCCCGTGAAGGCCCTGGAACTGATCGGCAAGCACCACAAGCTGTTCACGGAGCGCACCGAACACAGCGGCAGCGTGGACCTGGGCGTGAAGTACATCGCTGGCCTGTCCGAGGATGACCTGTGACGGCTGCCCGTCTGCCGGCTGGCGCCCGCGTTTACTTCCCACGTGGCTCTGCTTTGGACGTCCTGCGGTGCAAGGTGGACGAGTTCATGCTGGACGGTCCTGCAGGTACTGGCAAGAGCCGCGTGTGCCTGGAAAAGCTGAACGCTCTCGCCGAGAAGTACCCCGGCTGCCGCCTCGCCATTGTGCGGAAGTTCCGCGCGGCTCTGACCGAGACGGCTCTCGTGACCTTCGAGCAGCACGTGAAGCCGCGCTGCAACACCATCAACCAGCAGCGGCGTGTGCGCCAGTCCTACGAGTACCCGAACGGTTCGGAGATCGTGGTGGCCGGAATCGACAATCCGGTCAAGCTCATGTCGGCCGAGTTCGACGCGATCTACGTGCAAGAGGCAACAGAGCTCAGCCTGAATGACTGGGAGTTCCTGAGCACCCGCCTTCGCAACGGCGTGATTCCGTACCAGCAGCTGTTCGGGGATTGCAACCCTGGGCCGCCCTCGCACTGGTTGAAGAAGCGCATGGACGCGGGCCTCACCCAGCGCATCCTTTCCAGGCACGAGGACAACCCTCGCCTGTTCAGCAGCAGGGGAGACTTGACCCCGTTCGGCGTGTCCTACTTAGCGCGCCTCGACAAGCTCACTGGGCCACGCAAGGACCGCCTGCGGCACGGCAAGTGGGCGGCAGCCGAGGGCATGGTGTATGACGCCTGGCGGGATGAGCTGCACCTGGTTGACCCGCTCCCCATTCCGAAGGAGTGGCGGCGCTTCGTCGTGATCGACTTCGGCTTCACGAACCCCTTCGTCTGCCAGTGGTGGGCAGTAGACCCGGATGGGCGGATGTTCCGTTACCGGGAGATTTACCGGACGCGCCGTACCGTTCGTGATCATGCAGCCCAGATCAAAGTCCTCACCGGTGACGAGCGCATCGAGGCGTGGGTCTGTGACCACGATGCAGAGGACCGGGCGACGCTGGAACAGGAGTTGGGCATCCGTACAATTGCGGCGGATAAGGCTGTAAGCCGGGGCATTCAGGGCGTGAATGACCGCCTGGTGCCTGCAGCGGACGGGCGCCCTCGCCTGTTCCTCGTGAAAGGTGCGCTCGTTGAACGGGACCCGCTCTTGATCGACGAGGAGACGGGGCTGAGCGACAAGCCCACCTGTACCGAGGAAGAAGTGGACGGCTACGTGTGGGCGAAAGGGCCCAACGGCGAGACGGTCAAGGAAGAGCCCGTGAAGAAGGACGATCACGGGATGGACACCACACGCTATGCCGTTCGGTACGCGGATGGATTCGGCGCTCGCCGTGAACGTCGTCAGGACACGGGCGGCGTGCAGCAGTACTGAAAGGAGGTCGAATGATCAGTATCCCCGGCATTCCCCAACTGACGCTTGACCTTCTCGTGGCCGCGCTCCAGCCCAAGCCCGTGCTGGTCAAGCCCACGCACGGCCCATTGACGCTGGAAGTGCTCTACGACTACGCGCACGACAACCAGTTCGGCAAGAACGGCCAGTACTGGCAGGGCCGCAAGCCGGTGAGCGGCAGCGTTGTCGAGATCCTTCCTCAACTGGTCAGTGATGACCAGATCGGCCCGGCCATTGAGGCCGTGGTGTCTGGGCAGTTGGACCGCGATCCAGAGTGGAGCCTGCAACTGGACGGCAAGACAGTGGAAGCGGCGGAGGACGGCACGCAACCCGCGCCGCTCGCCGAGTTGTCGGACTGGCACGCGCTCTCGCAGCTGCTCAGTCACGTGCGGGACGCGGCCCGGGCTTACCAGTGGGCCGGACGCATGATCGGACGGGTTTACATCCCGGACGTGTACGCCGAGCTGCTGCAAGACAAGCAGGGTTGGACGCTGGCCGACGCCTTGGCGCTCGTGCATGTCTCCGCCGTGGATCCACGGCAGGGCGGGCCGCTGCTGGACGGCCACGGCCGCGTGCTCGGCTACTACTACACCTACACCCTGGTGGACGGCGCAACCAGCAAGACGAAAGTCGAGTTGCACACGCCCGACAAGGTATGGACGTTGGAGTCCACCGCGGGCAACCTGCAGGCCGTCCTGCCCGAGGGCCAGCAAGTGCCACTCAACCCCTACAGTCTTCGCGGGGAAGCGCAGGCACGCCGTCCAGAGTTCCTGATGTGGCACGCGGACCGGGACGGCGGCTCAGCCATCACGCCCAGCATCCGGGGCAAGCAGGACCGGCTCAACGCGGCCGTGACAAATGCCGGGCGCAACGATGACGCGGCAGGCTTCCGGCAGATCGTGGTGGCCAACGCTGAGCAACCCAAGGATCCGCAGACGGGCAAGGACATCCCCTGGAGCGTTGGCCCGAGCGTGGCCATTCGCCTCGTGGGCCTGCCCTATGACGATGTGGAGCCCACCGGAGGCACGATGCCGCGGCGCCACACGCCCACCTGGCAAGTGGTGGACCCGGTAGACCCGGAGAAGTTCCAGGGCAGCATCGACATGTGGACGCGGCTCATCCTGCGCGGCTTCGATCAGGAGTGGCGTACAGACCCCCAGGCGGCCGTGAGTGGAGAGAGCAAGCGCGTCTCCCGGCGTGGCCATGACAAGCGGGTGGCCTTCGCTGCAGCGGATACCGGCGCGTTCCTGGCCTGGGCGCTGCGCTCAGCCCTCGTGCTGGCCAGCAGCCTCATGGGTGAGCAGGCACTGAAGGAAGCCTTGACTGCCCTGATCGTGCCTCGCCTGTACCTCGATGTGGATTCCAGCAACCTCGCCGAGTACCGCGAGCTGCTGGCAGCATGGCGTGATGGCGGCCTGGACCTGCTCACGCTGGCCGAGGCCACACCGACGGTGCATGACGCGGCCACGGTGGTTCAGCGCGTGCGGGAAGAGTGGAAGGAGCGCGGCGGCGCGCCTCCCCTGGGGAGCAACAGTCCGCCCGTGACAGGAGGTGAGTGATGCTGCACCACCGACACCAGACCACCTTCTCCGGTTGCACGTATCACGCCCTCTACGCGCTGAGCGGCGAAGAGCTGCTGCTGGCCCACGTTCATGACGTGAGTGAGCCTCGCTTCTACGCCCGCATTCACGAGCTGGGGCTGATGGCCGTGGCCCTGTACGTGGGTGAGCCTGCCCCGCCGGCCTTCTGGACGCGGCTTCACGAGGGTGAGCAGCAGTTTCTCGTTTCCATTCCAGCCCGGCGCCTCGGCGAGATTCAGCACGCGGTGGCGCTCGAGCTGACCCCGGGGCACTGGGCGACGGTCAGCGACAGCCGCGAGCGGCAGCTGCTGCACTTCACCTGGGATCAGTTCCTGGCCAGCGAGTACGCGCAGCCCCACCGGGTGGAAGTCATCGCGCCAGCAGTCGTTGAGGCCTACCCCTTCGAGGACGGCCATGGCCTGGTGGTTCACGCACTTGCCCGGGATCGTCCTGATCCCTTCCCTGACCTGACCCTCTAACTCGGCACCCAGCAAGGTCTGGGGTAAGTCCCGTCCGTCCACGTCGCCCCAGCAAGGTCTGGGGCTTCGTCGTTTCTGCCAAGGCGCAGGAACCGCGCGTTCCCAAGGAGGAACAGACATGAAGACCTTCCCCCGCACCCTCGCTCTGACCGCCATGCTTGCCCTGGCCAGCCTGCCCCGCCGTGCTGAAGGGGAGCCTGATCCCCAGAAGGCCGCGCAGAACCTGCAGAACCTGCTGAGCAAGCACAACGGTGACGCCATTGCGCTCGCAGCGACGTTGCTCGGCGAGAACGCCAACTACCGGGACCGAATCCGCACCCTGGAAGGCGAGGTCGAAAAGACCAAGCTTCCCGACGGCTCTGTGGTGCTCAGCAAGGCTGATGCAGAACGGTACGCGGCGTACCAGGCACTTGGCAAGCCGGACGAGCTCAAGACGAAGCTCGCGGATGGCGAGACGGCGACCTCTGAACTCGGCACCTTGAAGAAGCGCGACACGCTGCGCACTGTGGCCGACAAGGTTGGTTACAAGCCCAGCGTGCTTGAGCGTCTCGGTGGGGACCTCACCTTCGAGGAGATCGAGGTGGACGGCGAGAAGGCAGGCGAGAAGGTCAAAACGTACGGCGTGAAGCTGGCCGACAAGGTTGTCCCGCTTGACCAGTACGCGAAGGAACAGTGGGGCGACTTCCTGCCGGCCCTAGCCGCCCAAGGTGGCGGGAACAACCAGGTGCAGCAGCGGCAGAACCCCATCACCACCCCCATCGTGCCCCTCGGCGGGAACGGTGGCCTCACCAGTGGTGCGCGCACGCCCGAGCAGATCGCAGCGGAGAAGCGTGCCTCTGGCGATTACTCCATGTAGGCGGAGGTTTTAAAACATGACCAATATCGTACGCAGCCCGCGCGCTTCGGTGGACACCACCAGCGCTCAGTTCGCCCAGCAGCACGCTGGGAAGATCCTCGGCGAGGACGTCGCCGCTGGTCAGCCCATGGAGCTTCGTCCTGACGGCAAGCTCTGGCGCTTCGCTGGCACGGCCAACAGCGTCTTCTTCGGCATCGCGCCCCGCTCGGGCCGCACCGGCCAGCCCATGACCGCCTACGGTCTCAGCACGCAGTTCCGTGCGGCCGATCAGACCCTCACCATCGGCAAGACGTACTTCCTGTCCGACACCGTGGGCGAGATCTCCGACACGGCAGGCACCAAGGATGCGAACGGCAGCTTCTTCGCCGTCGGCACCTCGGACCTCATCGTGACCCGCAGCTTCGGGAAGGTGGGCTAATGCGTAAGTTCACTTCTTTGAGCACCCTGAGCCTCCTCGGTGTAACCCTGGCCATGGCCTCCAGCCCTCGCCGTGCCCCCATTCGCACCGGTACTTATGATCTGCGTGACCTGCAGAACGTCACGAACCAGACCGTGATTCAGTTTGGCCTAGAAGATGTTCAAGCTTCGGTGCAAGCCGAACTGGCGGTCCACAACAACCAGATCAATGACATGGTGGGCAACCTCGTCCAGGCCGCCCCCAGCCGCATCGTGGCGGACGCTTCCGGCATCCTGCTGGAAGGCGAGATGCGCGAGGTCGACGAGTACGGCCGTGTGGCCACCCAGAAGACCGGAGCGCCGCCCCAGATCGGCATTCCCATGCGCCGGTTCCAGTTCGGTGTGGGCTTCACGGGTGACTTCCTGGCGCGTGCCACACCTGCCCAGATCGCGGTGAGCACGTACAACGCCGAGGCAGCGGACCGTCGCAAGACGATCCAGCTGATCCGGAACACGCTGTTCAACCCGACGAACAGCACGTTCTACGACTTCCTGCGCGACAACATGGAGTTGCCCGTCAAGGCGCTCTACAACAACGACGGCACGGCGCCTCCACTCGGGCCGAACGGCGAGACCTGGGACGGTACGCACAGCCATTACATGGGCTTCTCGGCCTTCACAGCGGCCAACCTGAACGCGCTGATCCTCAACGTCGCGGAGCACACCAACAACGCGCGCATCGAGGTCTACATCAACGTGGCCCAGGAAGAGGCCGTGCGCGGGTTCTCGGGCTTCACGCCTGCGGTTGACCCCAACGTGATCGTCAGCGTCAACCAGACGGTGACCGTGCAGCGCTTGGACACGGGTCGTCAAAACAACCGCATGATCGGGCTGTTCAATGGGGCCGAGATTTGGGTGAAGAGCTGGATCTTCCCCAACTACGCAGCGGCCGTGGACACCAACGCTGCGGTCAAGCCCATCGCTCGCCGTGAGCCGACGGGTGAGGATGCCGTGGTGGGCGCTCCCGGCCTGCGCATGGTGGGGACCATCGTGACCTTCCCCCTGCAGAGCGAGTACTGGGGCCGCGAAGTCGGGTACGGCGTGCGCAACCGTGGCGCGGCGGCCGTGGCGCAGTTCAACGGCACCCCCGGGACCTATGCGGATCCGACGAATGGTGGGACGGCATGAAGTTCCTTCGTGACGGCGTAGAAGTTGACGCCAACGGCAAGCCCGTCGCGGAAGCCCAGACCGAGCAGCTTGGTGGGGGAGAGGCGACCGCTCTCCAGCAGCAACTGGATGACCTCCGGGCCGTTCAGGCGGCCCAGGAACGGCGGTACGCGGAAGCGACGGCCGAACTGGAGCAGTTGCGTGCTCAGCCCTTGCTCCCCGAGGACGCCCACGACCGTCTGATCGCGGTCAAGGGTGTCGGCGAGAAGCTCGCTGAGGAGATCCTCGCCGCCCTCAAGGCTCCTGCTCAGGAGGGCTGACCGTGACGGCGGAGCAGTTGGCCGCACTGCTGCGCCTCGACTTCAGGCCCTCTGACCTGGGGGACACAGCAGACCAGTTCACGACCCGCCTGCAAGGGATCACCGAAGCGGCCGTCCAGCGTCCTGACACCACCGCCATCCAACAGGAGGCGGGGGCGCGTTACTCCCTCCTCAGCGCGCAACTCCGGCAGCTCACGCGCAAGCCTGAACGGTTGAAGGCAGCGAGTGGGGCAGAGGTGGAACAGGGCCTGGCCGCGCGGATCGCCGTGGTTCGTGCTGACCAGCAGGCGCAGCTCGCCCTGAGTGGTCTGAACACGGTGGCACTCACTTCCAGCCAGGTCAGCAGCGGCAGTGTGGCGATGGAGGCGACGTTCTGATGGACGAGCTCTCTCCCGAGATGCAGGCCACGCAGGACAGCTTTCAGGAGGCGCTGGGCGGCGAGGCTTGGTTCTTCTACCCGTACCGCCTGACGCCCTCCCCAGGGGTGCCGTTCTGGGGGAACGTCTGGGCCGCTGACCCACGTGGCCGAGCGTATGCCGCGGTGGTCCAGCGCTTTCCGGATCTTGCTGGGCAGGACGTCCGCTTCCTGACCGTCAGTCCGGAGGATGAGGCGCCGGGCGAGGGGGCAATCATTCCGCACGACGGCGGCCGGCTGACCTTGCTGTTCTGGGGGCAGTTGGATGCCACGAGTGGCGAGAGCATCGGCTGCTGCACCTGGAGCCTCTGATGTCCGGCATCGTCGACGATCTCCACAGCCGATTGACGGCAGCCCTGGGCAGCAGCATCCCTGTCCTGCGGCCTGAGCAGCAGCAAGAGCCACTGGCTGGCCGCAAGCCGGGGCAGTCGGGTGGCCTGAGTGTGTACCTCACGCAGCACCCACAGGGCTACGTGCAGCTCTACAACCCTGGGCCGGGGTTCACCATCAACGGCTGGTCTGACACGCAAACCCTCCAGGTTGACACCATCGCGCCTACTGACGCTCTTGCCCTGGGCCTTGCCGAGCGTGTCCGGTCCTTGATTGGCACCACGCCTCGCACCGGGAAACGGCGCCAGGTCGTCACACCTCCTTTCATCGCCAATTCCACAGATGGCTCCGCGCGGGCCGTCACCACCTACAACCTGCGCTCCGCGCACCCGAGGTAACAGCATGGATAGTGCAAAAATCCGGAACCCTGACACCCTCAACGCTGCGAACATCACCACGACGGGCACGCAAATCTTCGGCGTGCGCCCCGGCGACAACAAGCTCTTCACCGACTTCAACCTCATTGAGTCGGTCGAGTACAACCGCGACGAGCAAAAGCGCACCTTCAAGGGCAACCGCAAAGGCCTGCGTAAGACCTACAAGGAAGTGATCGACGAGAGCACCTTCAGCCTGACCTTCCAGACTGCCGGTGCGGGCGACGTGGCTATTCGCGAGTGGCACGTCGGCAAGCGCGCGATCAGCACGCCTGCCACCACGGCCAACTTCACGAACAACAAGGCGTATGTGGTTGGCGACCTGGTCACCGCTAACAGTCGCGTCTTCCGCGTCACGACTGCTGGCACCGCTGGGGCCTCGGCCCCGACCTGGAGCACGACCAAGGGCGCGACCGTCGTCAGCAACACCGTGGTGTTCACCGACATGGGCACGTCGACTGAGAACAGCGTGCTGGCGTTCTCGAATGACTCGGTGATCACCCAGGGGGCCTTCATCCTCGTGGCGAGCACCGAGGAATCGGACAACACGATCAGCATTGTGCGTGCCTTCCCCAACGGTTCTATCCAGGGCAACGGTGAGCCGCAGGTGCAGGAATTTGACGGCCTGCAGTTCCTGATGACTGCTGGCGCGAACACGGGGTGGACGCCCCCGACCTCCATTGGTGACTTCACCACGGCCAAGCCCGACGGCGTGATCTACGTCGTGCCCGCCTGGCGCACCGAAGAGATCGTCAACGCTCTGGCCGTCAGCCTCAGCAACTTCATCGGCGTCTAAACCTCACCGCACGGCCCGTCTCGATTGGGGCGGGCCGTCTTCAACCCAAAGCGAGACCCTTAAATGGACACCTACACGTTGCCTGTGGAGCTGACCGACAAGAGCACCGTGACCGTCCGCGCCTGGACCCTTGAGGAGATCGGCGCGAACGCATCGGATTTTGAGAAGTTGATTGACGCCTTGAATGCGCCTGTGACAGGGCAAGCTTCCCCTTTCCCTGTAGGAGTTGCCCCCCAGGTCCTTCGCCGCCTTCTGCTGCGTAGCCTGGTCGTTCCGGAGGATGCGGACCGTCTTCGTGCCCCAGATATCCCTGAGGTCCTTGAGGCCATTTACACGGTGAATGGGTTGCGTGAACTGACAAAAAAAGCGCTTGGGCTGAGGTTGCAACGGCAGGAGGCGCAACGGGAGGCCCTGGAGAGGCTGACGCCTCCCCGCCCCCTCCACCCCTCAGCCTGATCGACCGGGCCATGGAGTACATGCCCTACGCCGAGGTGATGACCACGCCACACGTCGCCCTTGCCGCTCGTCTTGCCGCCCTGGAGCGGGCTCGGTACCGTGCCCTGGCCGAGGAGGCTGAATTGCTGGCCATGGTGGGCGAGATCAGCTGGGGGCAAGAGGTCGTGGGCACCATGCCCACCAGCAAGCAGGATTACAAGATCGTTGACACGCCCTTCCGGCGCTACTTGCGCAACCTGCGCCGCAAGAGCGAGGGGCTGCCCGAGCAGGAACTGGAAGTCGAGAAGGTTGAACGGCGTAAGGGAGTGGCGAAGAAGATGGCGGCGGCCCTGCTTGCTTGAGGTGACGTATGACGGGACGGTTGGTTCGGAAGGGCTCGAAGACTGTGTTCGCCCGTCGTGCGGCGCAACTCCAGACAGCGCTCGATGCCATAGCGAGGAAGGTGGCTGCGGAGGGCGAGAGACACGCCCAACGGGGCGCGTACTTGAACATCTACGGCACGGTCCCCGGGCACGTCTACGTGCGCTCCAACCACCTGTTCAACAGCATCTACAGCAACGGGTCCGCCGTCATGGGGGCCGTGCTCGTCGAACTGGGCGACCGAGCGGACTACGCCTCAGACGTTGAGTACGGCACCGGCCCATATACCCTCACGCAGCAGCAGTTGGACGCCTACCTCAAGACCCTGCCTCCTGGAGGACTGTTGCGGTTCGGACGCACTGGCCAGGCCTACATGCTGCCTGGGCCGTACATCGGGCCTGCGCTGCAACTCGTGAGGTACCGAACGCAGGTCGAGGTGCGTGATTTGATGAGGCGGCTCTGGGCGTGAGGTCTTTCGGGCTACGCAAGTTGTTTGTGAAGGCCGTGCGGGCGGTACGGTGATCTGATAAAGGATCAACTGGCACGTTCTACTCTGAGCGCTGTTGTGGCCCGAGCCATCGACGCGTGGCTGGAGCGGGCGCTGCTCGGAGGAGGTGTGGCTGACCATGGTGCCCTACTACGAACGCATCGTGACGATGGCTGGACCGCTGGGCACGGGCTCATAGTGGCTAGTAAGCAAGATCGGTCGGGCCTATCAACCATCATGCCTACCCAAGCAGGGTCGTCCCTTAGGAGGCGACCTGTGTTAGGGTGGATTTGAGAAAAAATCTCAAATTTCGGAGGTGTGACCATGGTTATTCAGTTCAGTGTGAGAAATTTTCGATCAATCAGAGGGTTGGCCACCTTAGATTTTGTTGCTTCAAAGATAAAATCAAGGGATCCTAGAATTGATGTTAATAATGTAGTTGATCTTGGAAAAATAAAAATTTTAAAGTCAATTGCTATATATGGTGCTAATGCTAGCGGCAAGAGTAACATATTCAAAGCATTGGAATTTATGGGCAAGCTTATTACGTTTGATTCAACCAGATCGCAAATAGGCGACCCTATTAAGGTTGAACCCTTTATGTTGGACGAAACTGGTCGAAAAGAGACAAGTTTATTTGAACTTATATTCATAATAGATGATATTAAATATAGATATGGATTTGAAGTTAACGATAAAGAAGTGATGGAAGAGTGGTTGTATTGGACCCCTAAAAATCATGAGAGAAAAATTTTCTATCGAGATTCGGGCAGCATCTCTCATGGAACTGATTTTTACGATGCCAATCAGATTAAAAGGTTTGTTAGGAATAACGCACTCTTTTTGCCAATCGCGGCGCAGTTTAATGCAGAGATACCTAAGAACGTGCTTCAGTTTTTTCGTCGATTATTCTTTCTCAGGGGTTCTGACAAAGCTATTAGAGGATTAAGTGTTAGATTTCTAGAACAAGGAATGATGAAAGATGAAATACAAGATGTCCTCAGGGCAGCTGACTTACACATAGAAGACTTCGCCTTGGGAGAGAAATGGAATGATGTAGATGAGGAAGAAGGTGATGAAGAGGAAACAAGTGTTAAGCAATTTCGAATGGCATCCAATAGAAAGATTATTACAATACACCATAAGTATAATGATGAAGGAGAAGTAGTAGGGACTGAAAGCTTTGACTTGGAGAAGAATGAGTCAAGTGGTACCCAGAAGATATTTGCACTTTCTGGATTATTAATAGCGGCATTAAAAAGCGGAGGAATTCTATTTGTAGATGAAGTAGATTCGCAGCTTCATCCACTTATAACAAAATCATTAATTAAAATGTTTAACTCCCAGGAGAGAAACCCAAATGGCGCTCAACTTGTTTTCATTACACACGATACCAGTCTGCTTGATTCTAAAATCCTTAGAAGAGATCAAATATGGTTTGCCGAGAAGGATAAAATTGGATCGACTGAAATATACTCTCTGGCTGATTACGAGGGTGATGGTAAGAAGATAAGAAATGATGCTTCCTTCGAAAAGGATTATATATCAGGTAGATACGGGGCCATTCCGTATCTAGGTGCGTTTGATTTTAATACTACAAAGAAGGCTATAAAAAATGACTAAGGGGAGGAAGGCTGCTCGTGAAATAGGAAAAAAAAGACCTTCCAGAAAAATAAAAAAGACTTATTTAATTGTTTGCGAAGGAGTAAAAACTGAACCGAACTACTTTATGGAGATGCGAAGAGAGCACAAGTTGGCAATAAGTGTTGAGGTGTGCGGCACGGGTTGCAATACCATTAGCTTAATTGCGGAGGCAGCAAAAATCGTTAAATCATCTGGCATTAATTTTGACCAAATATGGTGTGTTTTTGATAAGGACGATTTTCCTGCTGACAACTTTGATAATGCTATTAATAAAGCTAACTCCCACGGATTTAGACTGGCATGGTCAAATGAATGTTTTGAACTTTGGTATCTTCTCCACTTCAGATACACGACAGCCCATTTGCCTAGAGAGAGCATATATCGAGATTTAACTTCTAGGGTTGAAGGTAGCTATGAAAAAAACAGACAAGGAATGTACAAATTTCTACTTCCTGAACAGAAGACAGCTATAAAAAACGCTAAGAAGCTGGAGGTCTATCATATCGCTAACGGCTCAACTCCTTCGGGATCTAATCCTCTTACAAAAGTTTACGAGCTTGTCGAAGAACTAATAAGCCAAATAGAAGAATAAGATTGGCGACCTACGTTTATGTGGCATTGCTTATTGTAAGTGAGCTCCTCCGCCTGGCGAGAATTTGTCATTGGAGATAGTGCGACAGACATGGCCACACCCTCAAGGCGGGGGTTTGTCATTCCAGGGAGGAACCTCTGCCCTCAGGCCTCACGCGCACCGCCAGCAAAAGCCCCCGCTCGGAAGGCGGGGGTTTGTCATTGGGGGGAGGAACATGGGGAACTTTGTGCAACTGACTGGCGTATCTCTCGATGAGAACTGTTGGAGGCGCAGAGTGAAATTGGAAAAAGCTGTTCAGTTACTTCTTTACGTGGGACTATTTTTTATCCTCATGGGCGCTTTAATACCGAAAATTCTTCTCTTAACACAATTGGGGATAGGGTTGCTTGCGTTTAGCCTTGCGTCAGGTTTCTTTATCTCTGGGTTTAATAGTTGGGAAAGGATGAGCCTTCTATTTCGCCTAATATATGTTGCCGTTGTGGCGGTATTCTCCGTGCTCGCCTACTTTGCGATTAGAATGTATATTCAATAGTTTGAGACATTGAATGCCCCCGCTCGAAAGGCGGAGGTGAAGTTTTGGAAGGGGAGGTGCTTATGTCAGTTCAGACAGACGAACCGTAGGGACGCGTGATGATCTCAAAACCATGCCCAGCGGGATCTTTGAAGTAGACACCACGCCCGCCATGGTGTGTGTTGATCTGTCCAGGAAGAGTGCCTTGCGGATCGGCCCAGTGCTCCAACCCACTCAACTGCATCCGTTCGTAAATCTGGTCAAAAGTGGGGTCATCAACCAGGAAGGCGAAGTGCTGCATCTGAATCTCTGGTATCCCTGGCTCCGCGAATTGGAGATGTACGCCTTCTTCAAGCGTGACGCTGGCAAACGGCCCCCAAAAGGTGGGTTCAGACAACCCGAATAGCTGCGCGAAGAAGGACGCGGATGCGTGCCGGTCGTGGGCGGCGATGATGGCGTGGTTGAATTGAACGCTCATTCGAGCAACTCCTGGCGCAGTGTCACGATGTCTCAAGCAGCCGGATATCGGAACGCAACGCTCGCCTGAAGTGTAAGGAGTCGAGAATGCTCTCGCAAGCCTGCTGGTAAACCTGCTTGGCGTAAAAACTCCGCTCGGAGGCGGGGGTGAAGTTTTGGGGGAAGGAGAGGTGCGTTTTGGCAAAATTGCCGTTCTGCAACTCGCTTATTCCCTGGGCCAGGACGCCTTGTCCTGCTCGTTGAGGACATGATCAAGCCGATGGAAACTCTGGTGGATGTGCTGTCTATTTCGTCTCGGAGGCTAGCGACTGAGAAGAACGGCAAGAAGAGCCAGTACTGCTGGGATGACTTGAACGAAAAGAATACGCCTGGAAACAGTTGCAGTGCCGTACAGCCCGGCAATAATCACGCACATCAGGAAGAATATTTTTAATGGAGGAGCCAACGCTGCTGGTGCCAGCAATGACCAGAGGAGTCCAGCGACCAAGAAGCCGTTATAGACTCCCTGATTTGCAGCCAGCACCCTCGTGGTCTGGGCCTCTTCAGCTGTGGTACCGAAGGCTGCACGTCCGCGAGGATGCGTCCAAAGAAACATCTCTAAGATCACGATGTAAACGTGAATAAGGGCAACAAGAAGAATGAGTCCCATTGAGAGTATGTGCATCATGGCCTTCCTAGGGAGAGATGGGGAATGCGGAAGTACTGTCACTACGCCTTCTCGTGTTCGTCAGGGACGTACTTAGAGAGGCGGACAAGCCCTACTCCTGCTTCCGGAGGATACATGCTACCAATCACCCCTATCCGCCCTCTTGGCGTCACCCGTGCTCGCCAGACCGTCCAGAAGCTCACTGGAAGGCGGAGGGAGGCCAAGGAAGCGAGGGCTTACGCCGAATGCTGGTATCAAGCTATTCGGGCATGGAAGGTGCGGACCGTGCAGCTTCCCAGTCCTGGTGACGGGCGGTATCAACCGGACGACCTGGACTTCCTAACGCTCGGCATGGGCGGCCCGATCACGGCCACTTACCTACAGACGCCTATTGGTGACTGTACGGAGCATGAGGTAGCGACGGTGATCAAAGAGCTGCTGGGCAGCGGAGTACCTGACCACCGAGCCATAGGGCAACTTTTGGACCGGCTGCGAGGAACTTACCGGACTCCAGTGACCCTCTTGCGGGAGTGCGGACGCTGGCAACCAGATATGGCTCGGCACGCCGCTTATGCTGTCGCGGTGCTGACCCTGGCCGTGCGGTTAGGCGACGGGCACGCAGAAGCGCCACTGGCAAGAGCCAGAGCCGACCAACAGGGGAGGGTGGCAGAAAAGGTGGGAACTGAGTAGACTAACCGTACAGTCCAGAAAGTGTTGATACGCCCCAGGAGGGCGATTTTTTGTTGGGGGCTCATCCATTTGGCGGATGTTCCTCCTGAGTGTCGTAGGTACACTAACTCCATCCCACAATCGAGCCGACCGGGTGAAGTCGGAGGGCAGCCCTCGGATAGGGGGCTTTTTGCTGTCTCACCACGCTAGACCTGACGCTAAGGCATGGTTTCCAGTCGCCCTCCAGCCTGCTTATCTTTAGACTGGTTAAGGTCAGAAAGTGCAGGGGACAACTTGACGAAGCACGGTCATACACCGTGCTTTTTCTTTGTAGGGGGCGCACAATCCGGTATCATATAACTATGTTATTCTGTTATCAACTAAATCAGGCTCTCTTTTTCGCCTCTAGCGATTATTAGGGAGTCGTAAATCGGGATTCCTCGAGAGGGTGCGATGGCTAGAGCAGATTTGATCAAGAAGATGTTCAAAAGCTATGCCACCGGACAGCATGACGCGTTCATGGAGGCAGCTCAAGACGTTATTCTTGATGAACGTAAAAAACAGCATGTTGTCTTGGCTAATGAGCTGACACGGCTATTGAACGGAGCATCAACTACGCGACCTGATTTTCCCCTTGCTAGCCTACAGCCCGTACCTCGAGATCCCGAAAAGGGCCTACCTCTTTTTGACATAAAGACTCCGCAAAAGCGAATGGAGGATCTGTTTACTACTAAGGGGCAGGAACAAGCTCTTTGGGACGTGATGAATGAATTCAAGCAGTGGGAAATATTAGAAATGTATAGCTTGAAGCCTGCGCAAAAATTGCTTTTTTGTGGACCACCAGGGTGCGGTAAAACTATTACTGCCGAGGCTATAGCAAGCGAATTGGGTCTTCCTATGCTATATGTCCGGTTTGATGGTTTGGTGTCCAGTTTATTGGGTGAAACGGCCTCGAATTTGTCGCGCGTTTTTGAATATGTGACACGTGGTCAATGGGTCGTATTTTTTGATGAATTTGATGCTATAGGCCGTTCTCGTGATGATAGTACTGAGCACGGAGAGTTGAAGCGAGTCGTAAATGCTTTTTTGCAGATGCTAGACAGATTTGAAGGTAGATCCCTTGTAATAGCGGCGACAAATTTCGAGCAGGCGCTTGACCCTGCTCTATGGCGTCGTTTTGATGAGGTATTTCGTTTTGAAAAGCCAGATGAAGAAACAATTCTTCGCTTACTCACTCGCCTACTCAAAAGAAATTTGAAGAAGACAAACATTCTTCCAAGTATAAGCAGGGAGCTTGTTGGATTTAGCCATGCTGACGTTGAGCGCATTTGTCTTGATGCAATCAAGCGGACAGTGCTAGCCGGTGGGATGTACGTTGAGGAACAAGACTTAATTCGTGCCGTTGCTAAGCAGCGCGATCGCCAGAAAATTCTAAATTTTCGTCACAGCACGACTTCTCCTACTGTTGACGAGGAATAACTGTGCCAGAACAACTTGATCATCTCATCTTACAGCGCCTCAAAGAAAGCGAAACTCGAAGACCCGAACGCCCGGCGTTTGGTGCATCTCCTCCACTTAGGTCGAACCAGAGAGAGCACCAAGGCGCTATTGCGATGCAGATGCATGCAGCAGTTGAAAGACCGACTAGGATTAGGCCTTCTCAAGTAGAGGTGACAAATCTTTTAGTTCTTGAGATGAGTTTTTTGGGGATAGATGAGCGTCAGCAGTTAGAGGATAAATTCCAAGCATTTATTGTGTCTGAAAGTAATACAGAAGAAGCTGATATGGGGGCTCGTTATGAAATTAGCCTCCATTTTTCTAATTCGGATTATGCTCATGCCTTTTTAGAAGAATGGAGCCGTGGGCCGTACACCAGCATGGGTTTTGTTGTGTCTCCTGAGCGTGCAAGTTTAGGAATACCGAGCGATAAAAAATACGTTTTGAGCCACCCAGAAAGAAGCAGCCTGATTAATCTAATAGAAGAAAGTTTTATTCTGCAGGTAGAAGGTTTGGATATTGAGAGAGTCAATTCCAGAAAAATAAGAAGTTCTCAGAAAAATCTTTACAAATTTATTGTGCAATTTACCAGTTTAGTGGATCAGCAGCACTTCATAGATGAGGCAAATCTGTATGCTCAAGGTAATACACAGAACTCCTTCTTGACTGCTGTACAACGTGCGAATCTTTTTGATGCTTTGCAGAGTGTGCGATCATTATCCCCCGAAGATAAAATGGGACCACGCTTGAGGGAGAAATTCGATCAGATCGGAGAGGACACTTTTTTCTTTGATGTAGACCTTTGGCATCCTGGTGAAAACTTGAATATCTCTCAATATAAGCAGAGCTTTAGGACGATTGTGCAGCAATTAGAGGGGCGGGTGCCAGGCGGTCCTCAAGAAATAGCAGGCAGTCTGTTAGTAGCTAAAGTGCAAGGGAACCGCGATCTTCTTAGTGAGTTGCTCACCTTAGATATGGTGTCATGGATCGACCTCCCCCCCTCTGTCAATTTCGATAGTTTCACGCCAATAGATGACGCAATTGAATTGCCCGACTTAAGTCAATTATCTACGACAGAGATGCCCTTGGCGGCAATAATTGATTCTGGTATTGTTTCTGGCCATCCTTTCCTCAGCGGACTTGTAGTAGATGCGATAGATTTTTCTTCGGGCGAAGGCACGCCTGCTGACTTGCATGGTCATGGAACGCAGGTTGCCGGAGTTGTTGTTTATGGAGATCTTACTGAAGGATTAACTACGGGGAAGTGGGAACCTAAAGTCCGAGTCTTAAGTGGTAAGGTGCTGAGAAATAATCCTGACGGCACTGGCGGAGTCATCTTTGCGGAAGATGAACGGGCTAGTATACAGATGGCCGATGCAATACGTACACTTCACGATACTTATGGGTGTCGAGTATTTAATCTTTCGATAAATGAAAATCATCGAGTTTATAGAGGAGGAAGGCAGTCGGAATGGGCACTCATGCTGGATGATATAGCTAGAGAGCTCAATATAGTTGTTGTGGTTTCTTCGGGTAATGCCATTCCAGAAATACCATCCTCGTTTATGCGAACTGAGCTAGGTAGGGATTTACTGGAAATTCAGACTTCGGAAAGACACGCTATTGCTGATCCAGCTTCTGGAGCAAATGTTTTAACAGTTGGTTCGATCGCTCGCAGAGATGAGCCCTCTGTACACCCAAATGTTTTTGAAAGAGATCCTTCGCCCATTGTTCCAGTAGAATCGGAAATGCCCTCTCCCTTTACGAGAACTGGCAATGTTCTTGATAAAGGCTCTGGCCTTGTAAGGCAGGTCAAGCCTGAATTGGTGTCGTATGGAGGCAACTATTCTATTACTTCCACTGGCGGCGTCTGGGCTAGATGGAAAGATAACGATCGAAATTTGGCAGAAGTCCTTCTCAACCACAACTTTCCAACTGGCTCACTTTTGACTCTCGGTTGGGGAACTAGCTTTGCTGCTCCTCAAGTAACTCATGTATGTGCTCAAGTCGAACACCAATTGCGCAGAATATTTCATCCTATGGGTAAAATCCCGTCTGCCAATTTAGTTCGTGCAATTACTGTTCATAGTGCTTCTATTCCACAAGAAATACAAGTTAAGCTAACAAATGGTTTAACAGAAGGGGCAGGGCAGAGAAGGTTACGTCGATTTTTTGGTTATGGTAGGCCCTCTATAGATAAGGCCTTATTTTCGGATACAAACAGAGTGCTTCTAGTGGCTGATGATTTGATTGCGAGTGGTAAGTATCATATTTATGAACTAGAGCTTCCTGAAAACTTTGTGCGTAATAGGGGGCGTAGAAAAATAAGAGCTACTCTCGCCTTCGATCCACCAGTGAGGAACACTCGTAAGACTTATGTTGCTCGTACAATGTGGATGAAGATGTGTCGTGGACTTACGCCAAGTGAGATAGATAGCATTCGATCTACAGGTGGCAGTGGAAGTGTCGCATTCGGGAGTAATCAATTGCTCAATATGAAGCCAACTGGAGAGCTACTAAGTTGGTCAACCGTCCAATCAAATATTTTTGAAACAACTCGTGCGCAAGTGCTGGAAACATGCAGGCACAGCGACGGTAAATATAAAATCCATCTGATAGTGGGTTGCGAAGAAGAATTCCCGGGCTATGAAGAGGATTTACAACGCTATGGTCTTGTCGTGTCACTTGAGCACGAGGATGCACAAATTTCTCTGTATCAAGAGGTGCAGGCCAGTATTACCGTACAGGCAAGAGCACAGATGCGCTCTCAATCTCGCGTAAGATCTCGATCTTCATAATTATTGAATTAGAGAAATCTCCCGCAGTAATTGCGGGAGCCACTTTTTGTAATTGTAGGGGGACAATGGCAATAGCGTCTCAGCGCGCGACAATCCAGTAAAGGGATGTCTCACACCTGTAAGGTCACACGTTTTTTTTGGGGACGGCGACGAGTTCGAGGTCTAGGGCGTCAAGGATGCCTCGCAAGGCTTCGATCTGCTCCCTGCTCTTAATCTCCAAGCCCAAAGAGTTGCCCCCTTCTTTGAGTTGCACACTCCCCACCATTCCATCGGGTGTAAGGATGCTCCAGCTCCCCCCTTGAAGTTTCTGAAGAGCAAAATCCGTTCTACGGGGCAGCGCGGGCGGACGCCGCTTTGGAGGGGCCTTTGTGCCTCGGGCATCTCTCTTTTGAGGCTTGTCAATAAAGTAGGCCAGCAGATAGCCCTTTTGCTTCTCTGTCAACTCAAACCATTCCCCAACCACTCGGCGCTCGGAGAACATGCTATGAAGAAACTGCTCTGTGCGGCGGGCATCGTCCACTTTCAATACGCCAGCCACCACCACATCAGTTCCAAATTCTTTACCAACCTGCTTGGCGCGAAATTCAGGGTCAAGGGAAATTCCGATCTTGAGTAGGTGCGTGTTCTTGTCTTCCAGCACATAGACGAACTGGGTCATGGCCGCACCACTTCCAAGAGATCGCCTATCTCCACACGCTTACCTGTTAATTTCTCCAATCCCTCCACTAACTTGCTCAGGGTGTCAAATTGCACGCCCTCCATATCGCCCTGTGCGATGGCATAGGTAGTTGTGCGTGACAGCCCTGATGCCTTCCATAGCGCGTATGCGGTCTTGTTGTTGCTGTCCAAAAACTCTTTTACCTTCCAGCGCACGATCACCCTCCTAGTGTGGGCTCTCCGGCCCTAAGGAAATATTACCAGACCTCTTGCACTATTACCAGAGGGCTGGTAATATATGGATACCAAGAAGGCGAACGCCCTAGGAAGCAAGGCCTTCTTGGAATCCCTGTAAGGAAGTGGATCAATGCAAGAGTACGCTAGCAGCACTGACAAAGTTCCGACGCCCGACACCATCACGACGGCAGATGGCCGGGTTTGGGTACGCCAGGAGAACCCTTTCAGCCGGGGCTTCATCACCGAGTACGCCTGCGGGCGTTACCGGGCGAACCTCATGACCTACCGGCACAGCGCCCAGGTTCGCTTCATGAGCACCAACGGCAAGAGCTTGGAGATGGTCGCGTGAATGGGGAGGCGGCGACCGCCCCCCTTTACCGCAAGTGCGATTCCTGCGGTACTCCCAATGGCGTGATTTACCACCACCGGGAGGGCCACGTTGAGCATTACTGCCCTCGGTGCGCCCAGCGTTATGCCCTCTACGACACTGCGTATTTCCAGTTGGAAGCCCAGGTGCGGTTGGCGGTTGAGGCGTGGGTCGGTATCTGGGGAACCAGCCCCGGAATCATTGATTTGAGCGAGCAACTGGGCCAGATCGGCGGGAAGTTGCTCGATGAGTACAAGGCGGGGACGCTCGCTCAGGAGGGAGTTCAACCCTTCCGCCTCGCAGCCTGAGTAAGTAAACCGGCAGCACCCGTTGAAACACACGGGTGCGCCCCTTACCTGCGCCGACTCAGGCGGGAGGGTCTATGCACCTACCAATACTGGCAACCCCGATTTTTGAAGGCAGCCCACTCAGGACCGTGGAGCGCGACGGTGAACTCTGGTTCGTTGGGCGTGATGTGGCCCAGGCCCTCGGTTACAAGAAGCCCCGCAACGCCCTGGCCGCTCATGTGGATGCCGACGAAAAGACGACTGTTCGCCTCCATGTGACGCCCCAAAACAGGGCCTCAGATACCGCCATCACATCCCGCGCCCGCCATACCCAAGAAGTTGTAGTCATCTCCGAAGTCGGGGTCTATGGCCTCATCATGGGCAGCGAACTGGAACAGGCCCGCCCCTTCAAGAAGTGGGTGAAGTTGCTCATCCAGCGCTACCGCCAAGGCGACATCACGTTGGCCGATGAAGTGTTGCAGAGGAACACGAATGCTGCTGATGCCGCTTGGCTGGCTGCGAGAGCCGCCGTCAAAGCTGGCCGGGCCGAACTCATGGACGTGCTGCATGTTTGGCACGCCCCAGAGAACCGCCTGATCGAGAACGTGAGCAAGCTCGTGACCCGCGCTGTCATCGGACGCAGCCCAGCCGAGTACCGCGAGGCGCACGGCCTAAAGAAGTCGGCACCTATCCGCGACCACTTCAGCCAAGCGCAGCTCGCAGACGTGCGCTGGCTGGAAAGCAAATTGGCTGCCGTCCTAATTGCCAAACAGCCCAGTGACCACAAGGAGGCGTATCAGGCTTGCAAGCACGCTGTGCAGGTCATCTACGGGGTGATCCATGCTCAGGAGTAACGATGCCTACCGGAGCAAGCACAAACGCCGGGCTGTGAAGTACGGCGCGCGGGGCAGCTTCGACAAGTGGGATGTGCAGATGCGGCTTGATAAGCAGAAAGGGCTCTGTCATTACTGCGGGGAGAAACTGGATTGGGTTGGGAAGCGTAAGTATCAAGTAGATCACTTCGTACCGCTGAGCCGGGGAGGGAGCAACTTCATGTCAAACATCGTTCTCGCCTGCCCGGAGTGCAACCGGGAGAAGGCCGATAAGTTCCCCTGGGAGTTCCGGCCCGCACGGTTCGAGGTCGGGTGCAAGCGTGACTCCTGAGGTGCGGCGTTGCACGAAGTGTGGGGAGGAGAAGCTTGCCACTCGCGAATTTTTTTATGGAAACAAAAAGGATCGATTGGGCTTGCATTCTTATTGCAAATCATGCTTCAGGACCAAGCAGCAGAAGTACTCAGCTAGCAACCGAGAGGCGGTGCGCGCTGGCAACCGTGCCGCACATGCCAAATATCGGGCGGAACGTCTGGTTTACAAGAAGCGGCGGTACGAAGCTCTTAAGGAGGCGATGCTTGGTGACCCGACTCTGCGGGACCGAGTGCAAATTGTACGACGCAAGAAGTCTGCCTCATGGCGTGCTGCTAATATAAATAAATCAAGGGAATTATATAGAAAGGCCAATCATACAGAGAGGGGCCGTCTCAGACAAAAGGCTTGGCGGGCGCGCGACTATGCATTAGACCCTGAGAAATACCGCGCAAGGGAGCAAAACTATCGAGCACGGCGGCTAGCTGCGCCTGGTAGTTTTACTTCTTGGGATATACATCTAATAATGAAAAAACAAAGGGGCGGCTGTTTTTACTGTGGGGAGAGGCTTGGGAGGGAGGCTTGGCATATAGACCACTTCATCCCTCTAGCAAGAGGTGGCACCAATTACCCCGAAAACCTTGTTGCTGCTTGCGCCACATGCAACCTCTCTAAAAACGCAAAAATGCCCTGGGAGTTTATGCCTGATCGCTTCCCCGTCCCATAGCCAGCAGCCCGCCTTAGCGCGGGCTTCTTTATTTGAGGAGCTTGGATTTGGCGCGTTCGTAGTCGGCCTCAGAGATTTTCCCGGCAGCACGAAGGTCTGAGAGGGCAGCCAACTCCTCGCTGAGGGGGCGAGCAGGGGCGGGCGCAATAGGGGGAGCAGCAATGGACCCACTAGAGACGGCCCGAGAGCGTTTTACGAGGTAATAGGGGAACGTTGCAATCCAGAGGAATATCCCGCTCAGGACCCAGGCTGCAGCACCGTTGTTGGCACTGTAAGGCTTACTATCCACAGCGATTTTGTGTTGCGCAGAGTCATAACCCATCCAGATCGTTGTCCCAAGGACGATGGCCACCATCAGTTCAAGCATGGCTTTACCTTAGCTTTTGCCCCTAACAAGAGTGGCACAACATGACCAGAAAACAACATCACCGCCCTTCGGGGCGGCTTTTCATTCCCCGAAAGGAGGTGCTAAATGGCTACCTTGCAAGACACCTATCTCCTCGATGTCAACAACGCCCTTGTGCAATTAGGCCGCGTTGATACCGAACTAACCCGCCTAGCCGCAGTGCGTAACATCAGTTTGAACACCAGCGGCATAACGCGTGCCCTCTCCCAGGTCGCCGCTCTCCGCGCACAGCTCGGCAGCCTAGGCGGGACCAATACCCGCACCATCACCCTCCGCATGGCCACTCCTGGCCTCCCCGCAGCCTCTGCGGCCCTCTTGAACACTGAGCGCAGCGTCATGCGCCTCACGGCAGCCGCGGGAGCCAATCTGGGTATGTCGCAGCGCCTCTCGGGCGTGTTCGCCTTCATCCCTGGACCGCTCGGATTATTCGCATCGGCGGCAAGTACGGCTACGGTGGCCCTCAATGGACTGACGACTGCTCAACGGCTTAATACAGTAGGCTCGTTTGCTCTGGTTGGGGGACTGGCGGCTATTGGGGTAGCGGCGGCCAGTTTGGCTTCTCACGGCATCAAGCAGCTCAATGATTTTCAAGCAGCCGTAAACACTTTGAATGCTCAAGGCGAAGGTCTTGGGAATGGCCTTGATGCTCGCGTGCGGCTGCTCCAATCTCAAGGCGGTAGAGTTGCGCAACAATTCAATCGGGCTGAGCTGGGAACAGGCATTGCGGACCTGACAAAACAAGGGCTGGCAGAAGCTGATGCTATAAAACTGGTAGCCACTAGCTACAAATTGGCAGCAGCGGAGGGGCAGTCGCTCACAGAAAGCAGCAGTCTGCTTCTTGCGAACCTACGCCAGTTTGGCCTGGATGGCCCAAAAGCCGCAGCGGAAGCAGCGCATTTTGGCGATGTATTTGCAAAGGGATCACTGCTTGCAGCATCAGGAGCCAAAGAATTACAGCAGGGGTTATCCGTTGTGGGGCCAATAGCTGCTCGTGCTGGATTCTCGATCGAAGAGACGACTGCAAATTTGGTTGCCTTGGATAATACTGGGCTCAAAGCAAGTACGATTGGAGCAAACGCATTTAGAGCTGTTTTGTTGGCTCTGGCCAGCCCTACGGGTGTTGCGAGCCAGGAAATTAAAAAGCTCGGCGTTGAAATGAAGAATGCGGATGGCTCTGCCCGTAATGTGCGTGACATCTTAATTGATTTACGCAAGGCAGCTGCCGTATCTGGTGATTCTTACGACTCGGCAACTCAGGCGACTATTCGTCAAGCGGATAGCGTAGAAGCGGCCAGTAAGATTTTTCGCTCTAGAGGAATCGTCGGCTTCCTTAATATGAGAGATAGTGTAGAAAAATACAATAACGCCTTGAAAGAAGGAGAAGGAGCATTAAACCAGTACGCGAAAGCTATGACGGAAGGCGCAGGGAAAGCAACAGAAAGATTGCGCAACGCCGTTGATGATTTGGCACTAACTTTCGCGCAGCAGTTTAGCTCAAAGCTGGGCAACACTATTGATTCCATAGCTAAATTGGTCCGCCAAATGGACCTACTGCTAAATAATCGAGAAACATTTAAGGCTTATGCAACCGCCTTGGTCGTTGGCTTTGGTGCTATTACTACTGCCATGATTTTGAACGGCCAAGCAGCTCGGCTGCTCCTGGCTGATTCCAGTTTTGCTGGCTTGGTGGCCCTATATCGCGCTTCGGTTGCCGCGCAACTCTTTACGAAGGTGGCGGCAGGCTTACGGGCTGTGGCGCTGGCTAGTGCCATTGGCTTCAATACCGGAGGAGTTATTGGATTCGTCGGCGCGTTAAATGCTATTCCCGTTGCCGCCGCATCCGCATTAGCAGGTATTGCCCTTCTGGCAGGGGGCTTAGCTGCATATGCGCTTAAGTTCTCTGCGGATACACGAGCTATCGTAGATCAGACTGAAAAGGTCTTGGAGGATCAGTTCGAAGGGATGATGGCCCGCGTCAAGGAACTGCGTGGCCAGGGCAAGCTCGGCAACCTGAAAGCCAACCAGCTCCTCACCATCAACCTTCGTTACAACTTCGAGAACAGCGACGAGCGCAACAAGGAGCTTGATGCACGCCTCCTTGGATTGAAAAAAGAGATTCAGGCCGAGACAGACGCCGAAGCGGCACGCCTCGCGGCCTCAAAAAGCAAGAGAACGGACGTTGCGGCGACTGCTGAACAGACCGAAGCCTATGACGGTCTTCTCCAGAAACTCGACGATCTGAAAACGAAGTTCAGCGAGAGCGGCACAACCACTTTCCAGAAGAATTTGCAGGACGCCCGCAAGAGCCTCGCCGACTTCAACAAAGAAGTCGATAAGCTCCTGGAGAAGGGTGAACTCACTCCGCTCCAGGGGGCAGCCCTTAAAAAGCGTGCCCAAACCGATCAGGGAGCCATTCTCCAGGGCATCACCGACCGCCAGCTTAAAGAGGATGGCGAGACCCGCATCAAGCACGAGCGAGCCGTCCAAGATGCCCAGCTTGCCTTGGTGAAAGATGGCCGGCAACGCCGCCAGGTCGAATTGCAGCGCCAGGTGGACGACGTTAAGAAGGCTTACGGCGAGGAGATCAAGACCGCCCTTCAGAACGCGAAAAGCGCCCCCACCCCCGCGGCGCGCCGCCAGTTCCAGGAAAACGCTGGCGAGCTCCAGCGCAAGCAGGCCGAAGAAGTCGCAGCCATTCAGCGCAAGGGGAACCAAGATCTGGTTGAGATTGACCAGGAGCGGCTGCGGAGCGTTCGCGCGGCTCAGCAGCAGGTGCTTGAAGCCCAGGCAACGGGTAGCGCTGCTCGCATCCGACTGGTCGAGCAGGAACGTGACCGGGACCTCGCGCTGGCCGGCGAGAACGTCCAGGCGAAACTGGCCATTGAGGAGCACTACGGACCCGTCCTCGCGCAGATGGAGCAGGAGCGCATCCGGGTCAGTGGAGAGGCCCAGCGTGCGGCCCTCAAGCAGACCCTTGATCAGGAACTCAAACAAGCGGAAACCGCTGGTAACCGACGTGGCGAGCTGGAAACAGCGGCCCGCCAGAAGTACCTGACCAATCTCGGCAACCTCGAACTCAGCCAGCAGGCCGAATTGGGCACGGCTCTCCTGGCACAGGACAAGCGTGTTCAGGAAGAACGCCTGACCATCTACAAGGAGAGCCTCGCCAAACGCCTGGAGGGCCTGGAGGACGCCACCGGAAGGGAAATTGCGTCCTTGGGACGCACCCTACAAGCCGAGCGCGCGAAGGCCCTGGCATCAGGCGACGGTGGCAAGGTGGCGGCCATTGATTCGGCCCTCGAAACCATCACGAAGCAGGCCAGCGAGAATGCCCGTGACTTTGCGCATCAGCTCTCCGACAGCAGCGACCGGGCCCTGGAGCTGCGGGACCGTCTGGCGGGGATCGATCAGACGGCGCTGGGCAAGGCGCGTTCCTCGGCCGCCTCTCCCTTCAACGAGATTCTGAAGGGAGCCAACAAAGAGATCGCCGACCTCCAGAAGAGCTTTGCCAAGCTGACCCCACAGCAACAGTTGGGGGACGCGGGGCGCCAGATGCAGTCCCGCATGAATGACCTGAACGGCATCGTGCAGGACGCAAATGCCCGTCGCAACGTCGCCGTGCTGCAGGCTGACCAGGCCTTCTACCGCAAGCAGCAAGACGATGCAGAAGCAGCGGCCTTGAAGCTCGCGAAGACCCGCTTTGAGGCCGGGAAGAACGTTGACACAGCGGGTTACCAGCAGGCCCTCGCCGTCGATCATCAGTACTGGAACAACCGCCTCTTCCAAACGAACGAGGGTCTGAGGCGGATTGACGCAGCCCTTAAAAAGGCGAAGACCCCACAGGAGCGCGGGCAACTGGAAGGCCAGCGCACCGAGCTGGAAGGCCAGCAGGACACCATCCAGCAGAACCTGGCCGGGAATGACCAGGAGCGCGCCCGGGTCCTGGAACTCATCAAGAACCGCATCAAGGATGCCCGCGACTATGCCCGGGAAGAAGCTGTCTCTCAACTGAACCTGGCAAGCACGGAGAAAGGCCGTGCTACTGCCCGCGCCCATCTTCTGAACATCGATCAGAACCGCCTCGCCGCCATTGACCAGGAACTGGCAACCCTGCGAGCGACGGGGGGTACCCAGGAAGACATCCTTGCTCTGGAGCGCGAGCAGCTCACCCTCCGGGACAACCTCAAACAGTACGGCGACGACGACCGGCAACGGGCACAGCAGCAGGTTGCTACCCAACGCAGTCAGCTTCAAACCACCCTGGATCTGGCCAAGGGAGATGAGGCGCGCACCCGTGCACGTGCTGACCTCCTGCGCTTCGATCAGGAACGCCTTGCGGTGACTGACTCGGAGCTCGCCAATGCTCAGGCAAACGGGGCCACATATGAGCGCATCAACGAGCTCACCGAGCGCCGCGCCGGCCTTCAGGAGAGCATCACGAGGTTGGAGGACGACGAACGCGCTGCGGTAGACGCACTCCTTGCCTCTCGCCTCTCGCTGACGGGTGCCGAACTGGACTACGAGCAGGCCATCGCCCGCAGTGATGCAGCTGTCACCCGTGGGTTGCAGGACCGCCTCGCTTATACGGCGCAGGAAATCGCGGACATTGACCGGCGAATTGGCCTTGCCCAGGAGAACGCTGATGGCGAGGCAGTCATCAACGCGCTTATGAGCGAGCGCCTCCAGAAACAGGCCCAGATGGAGGCCCAGGCTCGAGACTTGGCCCGCCGTCCGCTTGACATCGCTGAACAGCAGCTCGCGGTCACTGAGAGCGAGGTGAAGCTGCGCGACATTCTGGCCCACCGCGCCGGGGATGCACTGCTCAGTGCGCAGCGCAACCTGGAAGTGACTCGGGACAGCATCAAGAGCCTGCAGGCCCGGATCAATAAGGAGGGAGAGGGGGCGCTCTCCGACGAGGAACGGCGTCAGGCGCAGGTGAAGCTGAACGAGCTGCTCGGTCAAGAGCAGCAAGAACGCGACGCGATTGTCGAGGCGCAGTTTGCCCAGCGGGCAGCGCAGGATGACCTACTGCAAAGCCAGGTCAAACTGGCGGACGCCCTTGCACGAGTGGGCGACAACGCGGTGGTGGTGGCGGCCCGCAATCTGAGCGCCACCCAGCAGAGCATCGCCCTCCTCCGGCAACGTCTCGCGGTTGAAGGTGACGGTCAGCTGGTGGGGGACGCCCGTACCAAAGCTCAGACCGAGCTGAATGGGCTGCTCACCACCGAAATCGAGCAACGTCGGGCCCTCGCCCGTGCGCCGCTTGAGCTTGCGGCCGAGCAACTTTCCCTGTTGGAAAGCCAAGTCAAGCTCCGCGACACCCTCGCCGGCCTGGACGACAACGCCGTCCTGAGTGCCCAGCGTCAGTTGCAAGCCACGCGGGACGAGATCAGCCTTCAGCAGCAGAGGCTTGCAGCCTCTGGGGACGCCGCTCTCTCTCCTGAGGAGCGGGTTAAAGCCCAGGAGAAGCTCAATGGGCTCCTGGCGACTGAGGTGCAGCAGCGCCGTGCTGTTGCTCAGGCTGAACTCGATCAGGCAGCTCGTCAACGCTCCATCCTTGACAGCGAGGTCAAACTCGCCACGCTCCTGGCAGGACAAGACGATGGGGTGACCACCGCCCGCCAAGACCTCGAAGCGTTGGAACGCCAATTGGTTGCCCAGCGTGATCTGGTGGCGAATGGCGAGCGACTGGGACGGACCGCCGAGCAACGTCTGCAGGACCAGGAGCGTCTCGTTCAGCTTGAGACCGACGAGGTGGCCAAGGTTCGGGCGGTGGGAGCAGCCCTGCGCGGGCAGGCAGACCAAGCGCGTCAACTGGTGGACGCGCAAGACCGGTTGAGTCGAGCTCGGGCGGGGCAGGACGATGCGGTCAGCGGTGCACGCGCTGAGCTGGAGGGGATTCAACGGCAACTGGTCCAGGCCAGGCGCAACCTGCTTGACTCCACGCTCACGCCTCAGCAACGGGTGGAGACCGAGCGCCAGATCGTGGATCTCCAAACCAGCGAGGTAGAGGGTTACCGCAAGATCGTCGACGCGCAGCAGGAGAGCTTCAGGAAAGACCAGCAGCGGGAGGTGCAGGCCAGGAGGCTTGCGCTGACTCGCTCGCGCCTTGCTGACGATCCTGTGGCCATCGCGCGGCTGGAGTTGCTGGACACCCAGCAGCAACTGGCATTTGAGCGGGAGGTGGAACGCACAGCGAGCACAGTCGAGCGGCAGCGTGCAGCAGCTGATCGGATTTCGGGTCTGCTCCAGCAGGAAGAAGACGGGGTGCGAAAGCTCGGCTCTGCCTATGTGGAGGCTGCCCAACGTTCTGTGGACATGATCGGCGCCCGTCGGAAGGCAGAGTTGGAGCTTGCCGGTCTCGCTGACGATGCGGTGCTTTCGGCCCAACTTGAACTGGATGTCACCACCCGACAATTGGGGCTGGATCAGGACCGGCTGAAACGGGCCGACGAGTTACACCTGACCCTGCGCGAGCGCGAGGACCTCGAACTTCGTATTGAACAAACGCAGGCCCGGCAGGTGACTCAGGAACGCTCTCTCCTGCTCGCAGAGCGGGAGCGTGTGCGGGTATTGGAGTCTCTCTCTGACAGCACCCGTAATCTCCGCCTCGAAAGTGCAACTCCAAGCGACAATCCGGTCACTGAGGCCACCCGTAGGTTGGAGGAGGCCACCACCATCCGCGCCCGAGCACAGCGCACCTTGCAGGAAGCTCAGGCTGACCTCCTGGCAAACCCGATGGACCCCAAGCGGATCGACGCCCTCAAGGCGGCCCAGGACGGCTACACCAGCGCGATCAGCGGCTCTCGGAAGGCTGTCGAGGGGCTTTCCTCGGCCTATCGCGAGCAGCTCGGGCTGATCACTGGCGTGCAGGAGGCCACTCAACGCCTCGCCAACAGCGTCCAGCCTACTCCCGAGGGTCAGAAACCCAAGATCGATACGAACCTGGAAATTGACCGCTTCCAGGCCATCCAGGAGAGGAGGAACGCGGCCTTCCAGCGCTTGCAGGCTGCCATGCGGACCGGCGACGACAAGCTGATCACGAAGGCCTTGAACGACTTCAACCCTCTCGACGAACGCATTCGCAAGCAGCAAGCCCTACTCAAAGACGCAGGCATCTCGGTGTCGCTGGACAACGAGTTGCCGATCAAGGACCTGCTCAAGCAACTCGAACGCCGGGGCGTGCAGCAAGAACGCGAGGCCACGCAGCTCGAGCAGCAGGCCGCCATTGCGGACCAGAACTCGAAGACGGTGGACCAGTTCGGTCAGTTCTCTGCCTCTTTCGGGGAGAGCGTGCAACGGTTGATCGAGAGTCAGCAGGAAGCCCAGGCCACGCCGCCTGCCTCCCCCTCACCCACACCTGCGGCTCCCTCCTTGCCCACTCCCGGCCCCACGACCTATACCTTCGACGGCCAGACGTTCTACACCGCGGAGGCGTTGGAGGCGTACAAGCGGGAGTGGTACCGGCGAAACAACCCGCAGTACTACTTCAATCAAGACGCCATCGCACGAGCTGCCATAAAACCTGCCGATGTGCAGCAAGCTGTGACGGCTCTCGTACAGGACGTCTTGAGTGCCACGGTCCCTCGCCGTGACTCAGGTGTACCCAGCGGGGATATCAACAGCGTGAGCAACATCAGGAACGTCACGTACAACGACGAGGTGAACATCGGCCCGGTCACCGTGGTGGCGGCCCCCGGGGAGTCTCCCGAGCAGCTCTACGACAAGATTCAGTCCGTCGCTAGAACTCGCAAGCGCAGAACAGGAGATTGCTGATGCCCGCGCTCACCGAATACCTCCAGATCGCGGGCCACACGTTCCCCTGGCTCCCACCAGGCAGCGCCGTGGCTCGGGAAACGCCAGTTGCCAGCAAAACGCAGTTCACCCTCGGCGGCGCGCGTGTGCGTACCATGGCGCCTCCGTCAGGCGAGGTCATCTTTCGGGTGCAGTCCCCCGAGGGCTACGTGATTCCAAACGACATCAAGGAAGCTTTGGAAGCCCTGTGGCCTGTGGGCGGCTTTGGGATGGTGGAGACCTACAGCCGCCCCTCGGTCACGCGCACGTGGACGAACTGCATGTTCGAGGACGAACCGAAGTTCGTCGAGTACGTCGGTCGCCTGGAAGGACCAGACGGGGACTGGCTCGAACAGTACGGCGGCGTGCTCTGGACCTATGACCTGGCCATTGCCGGATACCCCAGCTAGGAGGCGTTCCCTTGCCTGCAAAACTCGAATCGTTCGCGCTGGATGGCACCACGCACGTCTCCCTCGTGGAACTTGGGGTCGTGGTGCCTGGCGCTTCCAGCCTGAGCACCACCGACTTCCTGGTGAAGAACACCGGAGACGTGGCCTACCCGACTGGCGTGCAGGTCGTGGTGGCTGCGTCCGGCAGCAGTCCGGCCTACGCCTGGATCTCCGGTACCGCCGTACACCGCGACGCCAGCGACAACGTGATCGCCAGCCACAACTTCACCGGCAATACACCCGCTAATTTCACGGACCCCTTCGGGGTTGGCCACACCTTGATCGTGCAATCCATCGCCACGGTGCCCCCGGCCGCCCCCTTGAACGAGGTTGGGTTCGTCTTCCGGTGGCTCATTCAGCAGCGCCCCTCGTGAGGAGGTGACCCCGCCTGACCATCCTGATTCTCTCGGTTCCCCAGACTCCCACTCCCCAGCCCACCCTCCCGAGTCTGCAGGTGGCGGGCACAGTGGTGGTGCAGGCCAACCGCCTCACCGTCACGGGGCGCCTGCGCACGCAGAGCAACACGCCAGACACCCTGACCCTGTACGGGCGGGTAAAGACCCTCGACCTGTCCATTCCTGCTGGAGCGGTGGGTCACCGGGCCTACGTGATCACGCACAGCGCCGTGGCCGAGTACGCCCTCGCGGGGTACAACGTCAGCGCGCGCAGCACGTCGACTGCTGTTTCCGGCAGCCTGCAGGTACTGGGGCAGGTGCGGGCGCCCAACGCGCAGGTCTACATCACCAGCACAGCGAACGGTGGTGGCGGGGGCATCACCGCGACGTATGGCCCTCTAACGGTCACCGAAGCCTCGCAAGCCCACACGCCTGAAGGCTGGGAGACACAGCTCTCCGTCTCGGACACCACGGAAGCGGACCATGAGCCCTTCCAGGAACTTCTCGCCGAGAAGGTGCCCTGGGAACGCGAGCGGCAGTACTGGGCCGATCCTGAGCATGCCGCCGAGAAGGCCCGGCAGGATGCACTGGACGAACGCGAGCGTAACAAGCTGCCCTGCAAGGACCGCAAGAAACTGAAGTTCGACAAACGCTCGTACCTGGTGGACCAACTCGTGCAGGACTGCCTGGCCGAGTTGCCCTTCCCAGTCGTGGTGACGGCCTCGCCGCCCTTCCCGGGGTGCCGGTTCTACGCCGAGACAGATCGCCCGTACAACGGTGAGCGGACCGGAACCCTGGGTGTCACCTACTCCACCCTTCGAAAAAAGCCGCTGGAGGTCATGAACGACATCTGGGGGCGCGTGGGGTGGACGCACAAATTCCGGGGGGGCGTGTGCTTCATCGGGCCACCTCAAGCACTGTTGGAGCCGGACAGCGTGGCGCCGGCCCTCGGCGTGACGCTGGGCGAATTGACGCAGGAGAGCGTCAGTTACATCAGCGAGGGGGCGCACGAGTTCAAGGACGTTGTGGGGCAGGTGGGGGGCAGCTTTGACCTGCCGCGCTGGATCACTCCGAAGCTCGCCACCATTCGGTACGAGAAGCCTCCCTTGCCCCCAGGGGACGAAGAGAAAAAGAAGGCTGATGATCCGAACGGGTGGTTCGAGACGGTCAAAGACGGAGTACTCAAGGGTGAGGACTCCACCTACCGTGCGGACGGCAAGACCTTGCAAAGCATTCGGAAGTGGGAGGTGGAGAAGAAGGGCGGCCGGGTCATCCGGGAGCAGGAGGAGACGGCGGGCCTCGTGCCCGTGTCGGGCGGCTTCGCCTTGGTCACGGATGAAGCGGGCGACTACAAGGCGATCACTGAGCGGTGGGCGACGCAGGGGCGTAAGTTCACCACCCACAGCTACGGCCACCCCCTCTGGACTGGCAGCGAGACGGGGAGCCGCACGCAGGTCTACACGTACATGCCGTTCCTGGACCATGGCGATTTCGACGCCGTGATTCTGACCGAGGACACGGCGACCACGCACACCTGGAACGACTATGGGTACCCGGAGCGCACGGCCACCACCAGCCGGAAGTTCAGCGGCACCCAGCAGACCGAGACGGACCTGAACGGGGACGGCGCAAGCGACGTCTTTATCGACACCTTGATCTACGAGCACGAGGAGGCGGTGGAAACCTGGCTGCCGCTCGGGGGCGGGGAATGGCTGCACCGGCTAGCTCTCTACCACCGCAAGTACATCCCCCAATTCGGGGACGGGGCGGAGATTGAGGACACCATCGACGCACCCGTGTTCGAGGTGACGAGCGAGATTACAGACCAGGGGCCGCAGCGGGCGCAGAAGGACGGGGACGATTGCCCGGAGGACGAGGAGGAGCCGACGTACTTCACCTACGACATACGTCTGGAAGGCGGACGGGTTTACACGGGCGGCCGGGGTGACGAGGTGGAGGTGGACCTGCCCTGGTGCGAGACGGTGCCACCCCTGGCCTTCGAGTACCTGTACGGCGCGAAGCTGGCCAGGAAAGAACTCAGCTACACGGCGCTGGTGCCCCTGAAGATCCCCGAGGCCGGAGGGGATTGGGAGTTCAGCGCGACTGGGGAGCCTGGGGCCGTGTCCTGCACGGTGAAGCTGGAAGAGAAGCTGCCGAAGGAGGCGTGAGATGTGTTGTGAAGACCAGAAGCCCGCGCCGAGTCCCATCCGGCGCGGCACGGTCAGTTCCCGCCTTGCTGGAGGCGGTCTGCTCGTGAACGTGGATGGGGTGGGACCAGTGCGGGCACTGGACCCGAGTGGCCGGGCGTATCCGCAGGCTCGGGTGAACCTGTTGCAGGCGTCAGGGGCGTGGACCGTTGTGTCTTGATGACTGCCTGGGCTGTCACGAGTGCAACTGCCCACCGCCTCTGCCACATGCTTTCCACCGGGAGGAGGTGTTGTTCGCCACCGCGGAGTACGTGATCACGCCAAGCGGACGGCATCCTCACCCGCTTGGCGCTCCTATTCGCCCTGGGGAGACGGTCACGGTGGACGGCGAGGGCAGCATCGTGGGGATCAAGACGAGCTCACGCCCGGTCACGTTGCCGCGTCGGGATGACGTCTTCGTGGTGCCTGCCAGCTTCGATACGCCGCAACGCCCAGGCATATGGGGAGGCGACCACCTGCCCGGCAGCACGAATGCAGGCGTGTTCGTTGGCTCAGGAGGCGGTGTGCGGGCTGATCCCGTGATGACCCTCGACAGCGGCGATCAGCGCATCTTCACCGCGCCCTTCGTTGTTGACCATGCGGCGCGCCGGGCGAGGTTCTGGCAGGGCGGAACGACCACGCGTCAGGCCGAAGCGCAGCTGCACGGCGTGCCAAGCAATCAGGCCCCGACAGGTTGGAACCCGGACGATACCCGGTTCCTGTTTCACACCCTCGCCTCTCTGGATGCAGGCATCGCGTCCAGGCCCTATTTCCTGACCACTTGGAGATACGACGGGACAGATGGTATCGACGCCCCTGTGACCATGACCACCTCCGGGCTGGTCACGACCTTCCGCCTGCAGACAGGGGGGGCGGTGATCCTCAGTTACCGCCTCATTGACCGCTGGGGCGTCCTTTGGCCGGGTGACGACCCAAGCAACTCCTCGACGCTCTGGCAACGGGAGTGGCAGGTGCAATTCCTGGCACCCGTGGTTGAGGGCGGGGACGAAATCTGGCAGAACGTCAGCAGCAACCTCGCGGCGGCAACGCGGGAAGAGTGGGCCCTCAACGGCACGCCAGTTCCCCCGGATCCCAACCCCGTGAGTTGGACGGTGCGCTTCGAGTCCGATCACTTGGCCGCGCAGACATGGCCGTCTGAGCCCGCACCTCCACCCCTGCCGTCACCGCGCTGGAAATCGGAGGACGGAAGCGTCACCGTGACCGGCCCGCCGACGATGGACCATGACGTGCTGGAAACCGGGGCAGCCCTGAGCGCTTACGGGCACACCTTCTCGTTGGGGAGCTGGGGCGCGATGTGCGGTCCCATGGACAGCACCGGGCAGGCTGAGGCGTGGGTGCTGCACGAAGACGAGGGCAATATCAGCCGCGTGAAGGACAACGGAATGGTTGACGTTCTGGACCGTGAGGTGTTCGAGCGTGAGGTACTTCGGTGTCCAGAGGGCGCGTTCAAGCGGTTCCTGGGGCTCGGCCTGCTGTCGCATACATGGCCCCACTGGGCCTTTGCGCTGTGTCAAACCGGCGTAGGGGCAACGCTTCAACAGGAGGTGCGGGCCGTGACACTGCACGATCCCTGGCGGGACAGCATCAAGGGCAAGCGGCCCAGCACAGGCACGCCTCCACCCGCCCACTGGTACTGGCCTGCTCGCCCTGGGAAGCGGCCCAAGACCATGCCAAGCACCGCCCCAGTCGCGCCACTCGGCCTGACGCTGGCGGACGTGTTCACCGCCGGTGTGGGCGGCGATGGAGGTCAGTCGTGAGAGATGAAGCGCTGCGGCGCGGCCAGGCCCCTTTCCTCCTGCCCAGCGCGGTCCTCAAGGACGGTACACCCTCGCCCAGCGCCCTGGCTGCCCTCCGAAAACGCACCCTCTACCCGCCTACCAAGTGGGCTGAGGAGCTGGATGACAGCAAAAGCGTCCGCGGCTTGCTGACTGTTACTTTCGCTGGTTCCTTCCCTGGGGGCGGCTGGGCGGTCCTGCTCCTGAGGGCCAAGCGGGGCAAGGACGTGCCCGTGGACGCCACTTATGGACCTCTCCACCCTCTCGGGCACAACCCGCAGGTGCGTGGCTGGCAACCGTTCGTGCTGCCCCTGGGCACGCTCCTCACCCCTGATCTGACCATCACGCTCAACATCGACGCGCCGCTCTCCCGTTGCCTGCTCGGGCGTGGCGGTACGGGCGGCAACCTGCCCCCTGGAGGACTATGAAAACAGACCCGAGGCCAGAAACGATCAGCGCCGTGGGAGTGCTGACCTACACCCTCCCCGCCTCCCTGGACGGCCTGACCGTGACCAGCGTTGAGGGCGGCACCGTGACCCGAGGGGGCAATGCGCTGACCGGAGGGGCCACGCTCTCCAGCGGAGACGTGCTCACCTTCACTCCCACCGCAGCAGGCGGCACCACCAGCTTGAACGGCGCACTCCCGAATCAGGAGTTCAGCGGGAACTACCCAGACCTGGACAACATCCCGGCAGGGGGCGGGACGGCAAGCGTCACGAGCGTGAACACGCGCACGGGGGACGTGACCCTGAGCAAGGCGGACGTGGGCCTGGGGAGCGTCACGAACGATGCCCAGATCAAGCGCTCGGAGATGGGACAACCCCTCGGCGTGCCCACCCTGGGCGCAGACGGCAAGGTGCCTGCAGCCCAGCTTCCTGCGACGAGCGGAGGTGGAGACGAACTGAGTTTCGCGCCCACCCTCATCGCGGGCTGGGACAGCCTGACCTATGGGGATGAGGCGGGCGGTCCATCGGCCGCGTGGCCGGTCCACTTGGCTGCGGCGCGCAACTGGACGCTGCTCACGAATGCGGGCATGAACGGCAGCACGCTCGCCAACGGCACGAACAGCAGCAATCCGGTGGTAAACCGTTACGCGACCGCAGTTCCCGCCGACTACGACGGGCACGTGGTGGAATTTGCTGGCACCAACGACTACACGGCAGCGTTGCCGCTCGGCACGCCGGGCACCACGAACCCAGGGACCGTCTACGGAGCGTCCCTGGTCAGCGGGCGGGGAATCCTGAACAGGGGACCGTGCTTCCTGCACCGCGTCACGCCCCCCTGGCGTGGAGATATCGCTGAGGGGACGCGGAACAGCGCCGGGTACACGATGGAGCAGGTCCGGCAGGTGGCGCGGGACGTAGTGGCGCAACTGGCGCGGGAGTTCCCCAACCGGGTGGAGCTGATTGACCTCGGGCACGACCTGACAGACGGGCTCCGAGCGACGGGCATGATGACAGCGGCTCAACTCCACTTCACGGCAGCGGGTCAGCAACTGATCGGGCAATACATCGCCATGCACGCGACAGGAGCGGACGGGACTGCGCCGCCTGCTGTCACGGGCTACAACCGCACGTTCAACACGCTCACGCCTGGCACCATCAGCGGGCAGGACGGGTGGACGGTCTACGGAGGCACCGGGGATATCACCGCCTCGGGGCTGGACGTGGCCGCGCCGTTTGACTCGCAGGCGCGGGGGACGTTGCACGCTCTACCTGCAGACACAACGCGAGTGGCAATGCGGCTCACCACGGCCAACTTCCTCGCGGCGGCGGGCAACGGAATCATGTTGCGGGCCTTCCACCAGCTGAGCGACAACCGCGCGATCTGCGCTTGGCTCTACAAAGCGTCGGCCAACCCCGTCGCTCGCCTGGATTGCGGCATTGTTCAGGGCTCCAACGTCGCGTTCTGGATCGGTTCAAGCGGCCCGGACATTCCCAGCGATGACGTGTGGCTGGAGGTGTTGCGCACTGGGGGACAGATCGAGGTGCGGATGTGGGACGCCGTAAGCGGCACCCGCCCCAGTTCTGCCACGTACAGCCACGCGGATGACGCCACTGTCGTCGCTGACGCGTTCGGCGTCTCCACCATCGGACCTGGCACCCGTCAGGTCAAAGCCGTCAGCGCTCAGTAACCCCACCCTTTCTCCCCGCCCCAGCCCCGCACCGGCTGGGGCGCGTCCTTTGGAGGTGCTTAGATGCTCGTCGAACAACTCCTGAAACTCATGGGCCAGAAGAACAAGGCCAACAGCTTCCCCGTCACGCTGCCCAGCGATGCCGACCCCATCAACGTCAACACCGGCAACGCAGACCCTGCCACCGGCGCGCGGCAGACAACGGGGAATACGACTTTGGCAAGCATCCTGACCGCCCTGCAAGGCACGCTCAACGTCAACTCAGGGAATGCTGATCCAGCCACTGGGGCACGGCAGACGACGGGGAACACCACCCTGGCGAGCATCCTCACGGCGCTCCAGGGGACGCTCAACATGCAGCGGGTTGCCCCGGGCACCACGTCCTATGACGTGAGCATCACGTCGGGGCAGAGCATCGGCGCGTCTGCGGCACTCGCTGGCCGTTCACCCCTCCGCTTGATCGTGGGAGCGGCCTGGACGGCTGCGGATATCACCATCCAGACCAGCGCGGACAATGCCACCTGGGCAGACCTGTACGACGCTTACGGCAGCGTTTACACCATCAAAGCTGCTGCGAGCCGCAGCATCATCCTGCCGGTCGCTGATCTCATTGGCATCAACTACATCCGTCTGCGCTCCGGCACGCCCACCACACCGGTCACGCAGACGAGCGGCGCGACGCTGTCGCTCATCACGCAGGTGCTCTGATGCACCCGGCACTACTTAAGAAGTCGGATGTCTTACCTATTTTGGGGTTGCTGGCGCTTTACACCTTCTCGGAGGGCAGCGGTCAGACGCTGCTGGACCGCAGCGTGAACGGGCGCAATCAGGCCGCAGCCAACCTGCTTTCTTCAAACGCTACCCGCAGTAACGCTACGGCAACTACGACCGTTCTCACCGAGGATGCGACCAATAACTTGCACCTCACTCAGTACACGGTCAATCACACCGTAGGCGTGCGGGAGTACACGAGTGTACGAGTGAAGCGCAATACTGGGAGCCGCAACGTTCGCTTTCAGCTCTCGGGGGGGACGACCATATGGGGTGCGGGGAGTAATCCAACCCTTACCGTTGATCTGGCGACGGGGGTTGCCACCCCCTCCTCGAGTGTAGCCGCGTACAGCGTAGAGAACCTCGGAGGAGGGGAGTACCGCCTCAATGTTGAGGCAGTCCCCCTGGCCTCTTCGGCGTCTCCGACAACGTGGAGCGTTCAATTCCTGATGCTTGAAGGCGCGAACACCTCCTATCAGGGCGATGGCGCATCCTCTCTGCAAATCACCGAGATGTACTGGAGTACGGTCAGCGCGGCGTACGAACGGCCCGCCAACTCCGCCACCCTCGGCAGCAGCGCCTCGGCGACGGACAGTGCTGATCCAAGTTGGACAGCTCTCGGTCTGGATTTTGGCGGGGATGACTACGCCGTACTGCCCAACATCCCGCTTGGCACCGCCTGGACGAAGATCGTAGTAGGGGCCCCCTTGGCGATTGGGACGACTCGGGCGGCCCTCGGGACGGATACAGGCGCCACATACATGGGCGTTCATTCGAGCGGTGCCACCGTAGCCACCGCCTTCGATACAGGGCAGAAGATTGCTACAGCGGGCAGCAGCTTGGGCGCAGGGACTCCCTTCTTCATGGGGAGTCGGTGTACGGGAAGCAGCATTCAGGCAATCCAGAACCTCACCTTCGGCACACCCACCGCCATCGCAACCCCCCCCACCCGCACGGCTACACACATCGGGCGCAATGGTTCCAGTGGCACCGCCTATTGGAGTGGCCCCCTGTACTACGTCGCCATCTGGAACCGCGTCTTGAGTGACGCGGAGTACGTCCGTGCCGTCCGCAGCATTCGGAAGACTCTCATTCAGACGAAAGGGTTACAGGTGGCGATATGAGTTGGATCGTGATGCAGGACAACCGCGAGGCGCAGTTCATGGGCAAGACGCTTGGTTCGGGAATGGTACTCGCGGAACCGCTGCGCGAGGCCGAGGGTGTGGAGCAACGCCGCATCGCCTGGGAGTCGGACTGGACTGCTGCCGAGGTGGACGAGCTGGTCAACCTCAACCCTCAGGTGCAGGTATTGGACGCCCTCCCTGCGGACTGGCGGCCGTATGTGGACCCGTGGAGCATCATGGCTGCGCCCGAGTCAACGAAAGGCCAGGGCAAGAAAAAGTAATTCCATCGCTCTCTCCACCCCGCTCAAGCCCCGGCCCTGGGCGGAAGTGAATTAGCAGGAGGGAGGGTGTACACACCACCAGACCTAAGGGTGTGCACAAGAAATGGCAAGGCAGACCTTCATAGATGTGCCATATGCCCCGGAGGTTCGTTTTGCAACATGGCTTTATGATTCTCCGGCCTAACCCCTTCCAATGGCTGTTCGCCGCGTTTCGCGCTCCTGCGCCTGTAACGCCCGCACAACCGGCGTTCAAGGTGTCGTGGAAGATGCCGGAAGAACCGCAAACTCCCGTTGCCGCAAACCCACCCCAGCAACGTTCCGTCGACTTCGATGACGTACTCCGCGCTCTAGGCTGCGAAGGTTAATCCCCAGAACATCCACTGCCCCCGCTCAGCGCGGGGGTTTTTCATTCCCTACCGTCCCCGGCGCGGTGGGGTTCTCATTTGCTAGGAGGAAATGAAATCAAGCGGATTGACGCCAACGCACGCTCCAGCGTATGTCTTTACCTCCGCGGCTCACACGTACCTGGCGGCCGTCTTCAAGCTCCCAGATCTCAACGTACTCTGTGGGCTTGAGCCACTTGCCCGGCTTCGTGTAACGGTCTACCCGTCGTGTCGCGCGAACCGTTTCTCCACCTACACTCAGTTCGAGGCCAAAGTCGCTGTACTGAAGGATTTCCATTCCTCAGCTTAGTGTTTAATTTCTTACGTTTTAATGTCTTCTTAATGTAATTTGTACACTTAGTCAGCGCCCCTGCCTTCCTCCTGCCCAGGTCCCCCCGGCCCCTGGGCAGTTCGTCATGCCGGGAGAAGAGGTGGCCATGCCCTCATTACTCCGCACCTGGCCCAAGCGCTTTCAAACCCACCTGCACGACCGGCACATCCTGGCGCGCCTGCTCATCGCAGGGCACACCCTCGGGTTCGGCCTGGTCTTCCTGCTGCAAGGCGACTTGATCCACAGCCAGACCAGCAAAAGTTACGGTGGCATGGCCTGGATGCCCCAAGCGGTCTGGGGCTGGCTGGCCGTGCTCACAGGCCTGACCCTCGTCCTCAGCGCCACGGACACGGGCAGACGCATCGCCTACCTCCTGGCGCTTTTCTTCTGGATTAGCGTCATCGTCTCCCTGGTCCTCGGCTCAGGCACGATCTTGACCGGCACAACCACCTACGGCTGGACGGCCATCATCATCGTCTACAAGCTCCTGGCGGCCAGAAGCATCAATGAACCCGGGGAGCAGCATGGCCCTTGACCCCGCCCTGGTGACCGCCACCATCGGCACAGTGGGAACCGTGCTGGTGGGCTTCCTGGGCTTCCTCAACGTGCGGATGAGCAACGCCAAAACAAGCGAGCAGGCGCTCATTGACCGGCTTGAGAAGCGCATCGATAAGTTGGAAGAAAGCCTGTCCGACGCTGAAACCAAAATCGCGCTGTTACAGCAGAAAAACGACAGTCTCGAAAAGGAGAATGACTCCCTCAAGGACCGCGTGCGCCTGCTGGAAAAAGACGGTGCGGCAGCAGAACACCACAACCTCCGTCTGGCGGCCACCATCCAGCAACTGCAGCAAGAGAAGGACGCCCTCAACCGCGAGAACGGCGAGCTGCACAGCCAACTGGCCGCGGTGGCCACGTGCGGAACTCAGGGCTGCCAAATGCGCGACATGGCCCGCCAGCTGGCCGATGGAGGCACCGTATGAACCTCACGCTGACCCCTGAGCACATCCGCGCAGTGGCGCCGCGTAACCCGGATCCGGTGAGCGTGGTGAACGCCCTGCTGCCGGTGCTCGAGCGGCACGGCATCAACAAGACCCCTGAGCGCCTGGGGATGTTTGTAGCCCAGTGGGCGCACGAGAGCGAGTTCGTGGGCGTGCGCGAGAACCTGAACTACTCCCAGGCCTCGCGCATCTGCCAGACCTGGCCACGCCGGTTCCCTACGGTGGCGAGCGCCGCTCCCTACGCTGGCAATCCGCAAGCACTGGCGAACAAGGTCTACAACGGCCGTATGGGCAACACGGGGCCCAACGATGGCTGGGCGTACCGAGGCGGCGGCTGGCCCCAGTTGACCGGACGGGACGCCTACCGCGCCTACGGGCAGCGCATCGGGCTGGACCTGGAAGGCAACCCCAACCTGATCCTGCAGGCCAGTGTCTCGGCCCAAGTGTGTGGGTTGTTCTGGACGGACCGAGGGCTGAACGCCGCGGCTGACGCGGGAGACATGGTGACGATCACGCAGCGCATCAACGGCGGGCAGAACGGCTTCGACGACCGTCTGGCCCGATACCGGCGAGTGGTGCCGATGCTGCGCGAGCAGGCGGAAGCGCTGGCCAGCCAGGAAGCCATCGTCCACCCGTCGATCCCCTGGAAGCAGTTGTGGGTGAACGGGCGGCAGATGGACCCCGCGACAGCCCGGCTGGAAGGCGACACCATCACGCTGCCCAGCGGCACACACCAGGTCGTGAAGAAGACACAGGTGGGAGAGAAGCTGTATGTCACGACGGCCCCCTGAGAAACCCCTTCAGCGGCTGCAGCGCGTCCTCGTGCCCGGCACGACGGGCGGGCTCTACACGCTCGTGCCGGGCGCCACAGGCTTCTACGTGATCCTGTTCATGCACGCTCACAGCTACTTCACTGGGAAGCCGCCGCCCAATGAGGCGATCACGAGCTTCATCCTGACCGCCTGCGTCTCCATGCTGGGCGTCCACCAGATCCGAGGCATCTCCGCTGACCGCGCCAACGCTGCCAACGGCATGGCACCGGTGCCCGTCGATCCGAGCGACGCCCCCACACAGACCATTCCCCAGACGGGCAGCCTGCCCGATCTGCGACCCCGCGACTAGGAGCACCCATGACCCCGCCTCCCGGTTCTGACCTCGTGAAGGCCATCCTCGAAGCCCGCCGCAAGGCGGGCACTGTCATTCTCTCCGCACCTCTTGCGCCGATCACGCCTCAGCGGACCCCTGAGGGCATCCCAACCCTGCCCAAACTCGTGCCGCCACCCACACCTCTCCCGCCTGCACCGCTCGGGGACAGAGACCTGGCCGCCCTGCTCACGCGCCTGCTTCCCCAGGTGCTGGGCGGCATCGATCAGGTCAAGGCCGCACTCGGAGACCGGAAGCTGAGCTTCCCCGAGGCCCTGTCCCTCGCTACCACGGTGGCCGGAGTGGTGAGCCTCGCCGTGCGCGACGGTGCGCCCCTCGTGAAAGGCAAGAGCGCCGACGCCTTGGTGGTGCTGATCTTGGGCGTGGTGTTCGACCGGTACGGTGTGCCGCTGCTGCCCGTCTGGGTCCGGCCGTTCGCACCGGCGCTCAAGGCTGGCGCCGTGGCTGGACTGGAGGCACTGTACCGGGCAGTGGTCAAGAAGAAGTAGCGCAGCACAGCTTAAGGTTCAACCTTAAAGGTAGGTTTTTCACAGTAAGGCCCCCGTTAGGGGGAGGGGTGCAATGTAATGAACAGAACAAAGCAGGAGAGGGGGAATGTATGCGACAGCAGTTGAGCAAGGCGATGGCAGCGTTACGCCGGAAAGTGACGGTACAAACCCCGCCCCAGGTGAGCGTCATTCAGGTGAGAAGTCTGTCATCAACAACAGCTGTCAGCATGACGGACATCCTCCGCGCGATGGGCTGTGAAGGCTGAGGCACGGACAACTCGCGCCAAACGAACGGCCCCATAGACTGCGGGTATGGCCGCCCCCACATCGGAAGACCCTATTGGAGCGGCAGGCCCACCCCGGAAATCCAGGTGGATCTATATCACTGGTGTGTTGCTAAACCTGCTTTTCCCGGGTGCAGGCTTCACCCTGCTGGGTCACCACAAAGCCCATATGCGCTGGGGCTGCGCGATGGGGCTGCTCTTCGGGATCATCGGTTATTGGGGTGTCGTCAGCGTCCTTCTCTTCCCATGGATCCCCAGTCTCTACGAGGCTTATACGGGGGCGTATTGGGAGGACACAGACATCCTTGCTTTCCAGGGGCTGACCTTGCAGGATTGGCCGCTGTGGTCAAGCATCGCTCTGGGTTCCACAGCCGTGATGCTGCCCAGTTACACCAAGGCCTATCGCCGATGGGGGACACATGATCCACGGTACCAAGTGGTCCTCTGGCGCAAGGTCCTCTGGTGGGCAGGGCACGTTCTTCTGGTCGTTCCGGGGGCCCTTCTGTGGGACGATGTTCAGGACGGCTTCATCATGGACCGCCACCGTTACCCAAATCTCCTGGTGGCCCAGTCCCTGTTGCGTAACGCCGTCCTCGCCGCAGAGAGCTACCGCTTCGACAGCAATACCTACCTCAAAACGGCCACGGACTGTAAAGACTTCAGAATCCTCAACATCCCGTCGTTCCCCTACGGCGTGACCACCTGCCGGATACAGCAGACGGTCAATGGGACTTACGGTTACGTCACTTCCAGAAGAAGCCGTTATGACCGCTCCTACCAGGTCGTCTATTTTGACCGCTCCTACCAGTTTGACGGGACTCGTGTGGTCCCAGGTCCGGCGGCGATGCCTGCCAACATGCCCTAAGACGAAAAAGGCCCCACCTTGCCTCGCGGCGGGTGGGGCCTTTTTGCTGGGATAGAAGGGGTGGTGGAGAAGAAGTAGAAGAGGCACGAACAAATTACGCCTCAACTTGACTATGGTGATAGTTTGGGCTGTAAGGCAGCCCATTCTGCCACTTTTGGATTTGTGCACGCTTGCAGCCACTCCGGATCTCTATTAGCCCATCTTGTACGAGCATATTGCTTCATCGGCTTTTCCCTGATGCCCACCCATCTATTTTTTAGTATGGGACAAAGTAGAGAGGCCGATGGCAAAACGGCTTGTGCCGTATCTGCAAACATTATTTCATGGTGCGCTTGATTCCACAAAGAGAAGGGGCAGTTTTCATCGGGTGAGTGTAGACATTCTTCGTTAAATAAGTCAGATATATCGACCAAAGCTCTATTGCTTGGCATAAGAGGAGCCTTGGCATGGTGTTCAGCGGCAATCTGAAGTATTAGGTCGTCCTCTTTGCTAACCAGATAGACTGACAAGTTATTGTAATGTCCATAACGATCCTTAAAAACCAACTCTGCCAGTTCAGCTGGGGTGGTCTCCTCAGGACATGATTTGCGATCTATGACACGAAATACGGCGGAGGTGGCAGTCATTAATCGTCAGAGTCGCCTTCCAGAACATCCTCAATGGCCTCACGAACACCAGGGCTTGTCTCCTGGGCGTGTTGCTTTTGAAGGATTTCGCGAATTTCTGGTACCCCGCGATGCTGTCCAAGTCCGTATACTGCGCCTTCGCGAACATATGGTTTTTCATGCGTTAAGAAGGGAGTCAAAAGAGACCGTACTAGTTTTGTTGAGTGAAACTGGCCGGCTGCTTCTAGGGCGTATGTAAGTTCTGTGTTGGCTAAGTGGTTGGAGTGGATTAGAGCGATTAATTTAGAAGACTGTTGTTCTCCTAGTTCAAAATATAAGGCCTTGCAAGGACGCCCCCATGAAGACTGTTCAATGATTTCACGAGCTTGTTCTTTCTTGGCTTGGTCCTGCCTTCGACGTGCTTCGGCTAGCGCTGCTAAATCTGGAGAACGCTTTTCTGTTACCCTGCCAACTCGAATATTAAACTCAGTATATGTACCCGAGTCGCTTCTCATGGCGCTCCCATACATCACGGCTACACGTACCTTAGGTTCAGAGAGTCGACTTCGAGTATCTAGAGATTTTGATGACACATGAGGTGCCCAGGTTGCGTCTTTTGCAATCATTACTCGTGGTGTAGCTTGCTCAAGCCTGAGAGCTAAGGCCATTGCGTCGGCTGTGGGATTTGTGCTACCTCTAAAGATAATACGACCTAGTTTGCCCTTGAGAGGGATATTAACCGGAGTCCCTGTGGCTTTTCTGTTACTTGATTGCCGATTTGATTCCATCCCTTGAACAACATCTCGATTGCTAACGACTGACCAATCATGATAGCTGCGTGTCATGATATTGCCTCCAAGAAATCTGGTCGTAGAGCACAGCGAAATGTTTGGTGTATCCGTTCGTGTGCAATTTCAAGCCAAGCAAGTAGGTTGTCCGGTAGAGCCCGTTCTGGTTTATCGAAGTCAATGTGATGATCGATATCCAGCTGAATTACAGGTCTGCTAGGTTCTTCATCATCTACGCCTGGAGCAGTAATAGTTATCTCCTGATCTCCATCAGGGAACTGTATAACGATCCGCTGCTGTCTGGAATCCACTTGAACCGAATCGGATAATGGAGGAGGGACAGGCAATGTCCAAGCCTCAAGGATTTTCTCCTCCGCTCCTGGAAACCAATCTATTCGATTGACATAAATTAATTTAAAAGAAGTATATCCAATCGTTTCAGCTGCTTGATGGTGGAGACTGAGAATTTTTTTAAGGTATACCAAGAAGGCTGACCAACCAGGATATTCTCCCGCAAGCAAGAATTGTAAAAATGCTTCCCCAACCTGTACTTCTCGCTGATGTTGGTCGCTGTAGAATTTGAACTGAGGTTCGTTAGGAGGAGGAGTCGCAATAGAGGCTGTGAACTGAGGCGTAGAAGGATCTTCGGGATCGAAGGAAGCTTCTACTTTATGTCCCCATCTTTGCGCCATCTTTGGGTATTCAGCGCTAAGTGCCCTCTGTATTTCAGACACAACCTGTTCTGCAGATTGTTTACTAACGAATGTCATTTCGAAGGCCACCGTCTTGACGGTTGGATCTTTAAGCTTCGGGTGTTCGGGTAGGGGTATTTGATTGGTCATAGAGTTATCCACAGCCTGTGGAAAAGATAGGAGCCGAAAGCTCCAGTTACCATGCAGAAGTAACGACTCAAGGCCGCCACGAAAAGCTGGTAGTGGAACTCTCGGCTGCGTAGGATCTGCCCCCTACCCGTCGGCCCCTCATAGGGGCACTACCTGAGTCTCTTGGAGCATACATGTCCCGCATGACAGCGTGTTGAAGACCTGACCTACATGAAGGTGCGAGCCGACGGTGGACCGTTCTGCTCATACCAGAAATCTAACTGTTCTGCCCTGACGGTTTTGTCTCTCGGCTTGCCTTCAGAGCAGAAGCTCATCTTGATCACGTCTGTGGAAGAAGGCCCCACCCTTGCCAGTCGGCGGGGTGGGGCCGTTTTTAATGAAGCGAGGGCCTGCCGGAGAATTAGATGAACGGGCGTCAATACCGGACAGAAATACTGGCTGGTCACACTTTTCACACTAAGCCGATGTTCGTCCCCGTGCTGCTCCTAGGCGCGTTGGCCTTGGCCTTCTTCCTTCTGGGCCTGGCGTTGTTCCTTCGCGGTGCCATGGTCCGGTATGCCCTGTGGGGATTGTCTCTGCTGGCGGGCCTGTGTTTTTTCGTGGCCTTCCTGCTTTGAACCCTTCACGCCAAGCCTCCCCAAGTTCCACGTGCCGCCCGGTAAGCAGGGGAGATCCGGCACAGGTCCCGCTGGTACTGGGCCGCATCCCAAGCGATCAGGAGGGCACCGGTGCGCCCAGCCCAGCACCGCCCGCTCATGTACCGTGCCCCGCTCACGCCGCCACCTCTGCATTCACGTTCACGAAGATCAGGCTCCCGTCCGTGGCCCGGCACGGCGCCACCTCCACCGTCATGCCCTTCAGTTCGAGCAACGCTGCGAGGAGGGAGGCGCGCGCCTCCGCATCCGCTCCATCGACGGCTGCCGCCAGGTGAACCATGCCTCCGGCCTTCCAGCCGGAGAGGGTCACGCCCATCAACTCGATCTGCTTCACGCTGCCAGCTCCGTCTCCAAGCCGAGCTGCCCGAAGGCGTAGCTGCGCACCGTAGCCGCATCCTCCGCCGTCAGGGCGGCCAAGCTGGTCACCGTGCGGCCCAGGACCTCACTGGCCAGCGCGTAGTGGTTGCGGTAGCCCAGGCGGCCCAGCGTGCGGTGCAGCTGGTGAGCCGCGGGGTTCCCGATGGGAGCCGGAGCGGGCAGGATGACTTCCTCGATCTTCTCGACCTGGGAAGCACGGTCCAACAGGCGGGAGGCCTCCACGAAGTTCATGTTCTCCCCGTCCACGATCGCGCTCAGGTTGCCGCTGTGATCCCGGGCCAGCGTCACGAAGTGGGTGGTGACGCTGCGAATCACGCCGTACTCGACATCAGCAACGCGGGCCTTGTAGGTGATTGTCTTGGCGCGGGGGGTGGTAATGTTCATGGTGCTCCTTGTGCTAGGTGCTAGGGGAGTCAGAAGACCGGGGACTTTTCGAAGGGGACCCGGCTTTTCTGCTGTCCTTATAGTACGCGAATCGTGTACGTATGTCAAACATTTGTGTACGGTACGCGGTAGAGGTACTATCTGGGTATGAACGACCGCATACGGCTGCAGGCCAGAGAAGCCATGAAGAAGCAAGGACTCACCCAAGAGCAGTTGGGTGAGCGCGCAGGCATCCCCCGCACCCATGTCAGCCAGATGCTGAGTGGGGCAATCGGCAAGATGCCAGATCGCTGGACAGCCCTGGCTGATGCCCTGGGCATGGAGATCGTGCTTCAGCCCAAACTAGACGCACCTATTCCCCTCGCCGAAGAATTGGAGCGGAGGTAGTACAGCCCCTGCTTCAGCCCAAGCAGTAGCCATAAGGGAGCGGTGGCAAAAGGGTGACGACTATTCTGACTCCTACGCAGTCGTCAGAGACCTCAACGGACCTCAAAGTGGTAGGGGTCAAAAAGCCAAAAAAACGGCTCGCAGCGCACCTAACCTCAACAGACCTCAGCAGACCTCAACGGGTATGGATGTGTTGACACGGTAGGGGTCAGGGGTTCAAATCCCCTCGGTTCTACCAAAAGGCGCCCTCCTGGAGGGCGTTTTTCTTTTCCCCCTCCAGCAGCAATCCCCCAATTGCAGCAGCGGGTCACCCGTCTTGAAGTCCTTCCGGTTCACCAGCGGCGTGAGGGTCAGCGCGGCCTTCTCCCGCTGCTGTTCAAACACATGGCGCACATGTCTAGGGTGACGCTCGACCGGCTGTAGTCCCTGCCGTCTGCAATGGCCTCGGGGTCCAGGCCCTGGTAGACCATGGGGGTGGTCGATGGTGCCCAGACGCGTGGAAAACGCCAGCGCGTGCTCTTTCCAGTCCTCGGCGGCCGGTTCACTCTCTCGCTCTATGAACCTGCAGGGCTTCCAGGGGGGCGGCAGGCAAGGGGATGCGAGGGTGACTTGCCTCCGTCTTCGGCTAAGGTACGGGCGCGCCTCAGCCTTCGCGCGAGCATAGATGGGAGTGACTTCTTTGACGAGGAGCGCGGCGGGATACCATACCGGTCTTCGAGGCCCGCTCCATCCGGGAACTGATCGGCAACGCCGAGGACGTTCGAGCAGCAGACGGTCCGGGAACCGTTCTATCTGCAGGGGCTGGGGTTAGAGCCGGTGCTGCGAAGCATCCCAGTTGAGCTGAGGTATGAGGCAATACCAGTGATCAAGGGGAAGGTACAAGTATGGTGAGGGATGCCCCACCTGGAAATTACCAGACAAAACGGGATGGTCCACACGTATCACGGATCACAGAGTGTTCTTGAGGGATACCTTGCGACGTTCGCCAACTTCATGGATCGAATCGGCCCCACCGTCCTCTGTATTGATTTTGGTGGAGGAAAGAAGGACCCTTACAGGATCAGCATGGACCTCATTGCGAAAATGCAAATTATTGCAGACGAGTAACCAAGGAAGCGTACCTGACTCTTTTTCAGGGGCTTTTTCATAGGTAGGGGTGAGAACACTGGTAGAGTTCAGGCGTGTTCAGCAGGCCTTCCGGAGCTCTCAAACTCAAAATGGTCCTTGTCCGAATGAACCACGATGAATCGTCGCCATCCTGCGTTCGTGTGCAATAGGACGTTGTCGCCTGTGATTATCCGGAGCAGTTGTTGCTCTTCAGTTGTAAAGTGTTCTGAGGGCAAAGCCAAGCGTTGGATTGGCGATGTGATGTCGTCAATTGCAACGTGCGTCTGAATGCGTTCCATTCCTCACCCTATGCCAAAGGAGGTGATCCGTGTCCAATCCTGAGGCACAACCCAAGACCGTCGAGGAGTTGGGCACGGCCCTCTCCGGCAAAGACCGGGTGCTGGCTGCTGCCTATCTCGCCACCTTCAAGAAGCGTAAGGCGGGCGTGACCGCGAAGTACAGCGAGAAGTCCCCGCTCCACCTCCGCCGTCCAGGCCTACATCAAGGCCCAGCTCAGCGGAGAGGGCAGGGGTGCAGAGGGTGCTGCTGCTCCAGAACCAGGACCGGCTGCTGACCAGCGGCGCACTGGAAGGCATGTACGAAACGGACATTGACTTGCCCTTCCCGCCCAGCCAGCCGGATGGCGGCACGCAGCCCAGCGCCTGAACGAAAGGGGGTGGGTTCAGGCCTGCTCCACTGGCGAATCCCATGACGAACGTTGAACCGGTCCGAGCCGGAAGTTTCTGTCTGCGCGCAAAGGCAGGGTGGACCTCGTGACGGCCCCCGCCAAACTGGAGGCCGACGAAACCTCTGTGGTGGTCGATTCCCGGCAGCTGCAAGACGCGCTGAACAAGCCCGTTGACGTCATTGTCAGAAAGGTGCTCGCCGAGCTCTACTCCTCAGGACCAGCCAAGGCAGTACGCGACGTGCACGCCGCCCGTGTTGGTTTGGCAGACTCGGCCAGGCCAGCCGGTGAAATCCTGCGCCGCCTGGGGAAGCTGAAATGACTCCCGCTCTCGCGCGCCTGGAGCTGGCCTAATTTTCAGAACCCTGTGAAGGCCAAGGTCAAGAGCCCGGAGCCAGAGAAAAGCACCAGGAACAGGGCCCAGCTGAGTTGAGGGTCCTGCTGCCAGTTGCGAGCCCAGAAGGAGCTGCCTCGTGTTCTCTGGCCTTCCTGAAAGAGGGGGAAGCGTTCAAGAGCGCCCCGTGCCAAGAATGCCGCGAGAATGCTCCGATGGGCAGGAGCTGACTCCACGGAGCGGTCAGCTGTTTCCTGTAGGGCCACACAGCAATCAGGGCAACGAAGAAAATGAGGTAACCCGTCAGACCGGGCAGCATGATCAGAAGCCACTTCCAGAAGGTCAGGTGCTCTTGCATGGCTCCAACCCTACGGCAGGAGAGGAAGGGGCGCAGGCAAAAATGCGCTCCCGCCCTGTGAACTGGCGCATCCTCCGGACGCCAGAGGGAATACGCCCTACAGAGCGCGACCTCACCCGTGGCGCCCGCACCTCGGCCGCGAAGCGTGGTATCAAGTCCTGCAGCGCTGAGAGACCGTCACACGCAGTAAGTGCCTCACAGCACCCACTGGGAGCAGCGGCAACCGCCCCATGAAGGGCGTTGTGGGCAACTATGGGCAGGGCGTGGGGTTCGTCACCTACACCCGCGTCCGTATTCGGTGGGTGACGTGTCCGCCTCAGCACCCGCTCAATCAGCCGCGCCGATGATCCAGTGGGTTACCTCGACAGGATTAGGCGCAAGGCCGGGCCCATGGGCCTGATCCACGACGGGGAGCTCAGGTTCGGGTGGCTGTGGGTTTGAAGCGGAAGCCACTCGCCTCTTCGTTGACGCGAGCGGCGCCCTGAGCGACCTTACCCCAGCTGATGCAGCACCTTCCTCGCGTGATTGACGTGGTACCACACCGCGAACTGCATCCCGATGACCTCCCGCACGCGGGAGGTGGTCCAGCGCTCATCCCTACAGCATGCGGCGATCTGGAGCTGCTTGAGTTCTTTGGCGCTCAGGCGCCGTCCAGGACCAGTGGTCCGCGTGGCCTCGAGGCTGCCTCGTTCTCGCGACCGCTGTTTCCGAGTCCGCACAGTGCTTTCTGAGACACCGGCGGTCTCAGCGATGACGGGTTCGGTCATTTCAGGATCGTAAAGAAGTTGCTGCGCATACCGCCGTTGTTCTCCGGGTTGCGTACGGCTCAGCCTCGAGGGGCGCCAGACCTGCACCACGACGACAGCATGCCAGTCGTCTGAAATTCAAGCCGGTATCAATACCCTGCAGAATCAGGCCAGCCCTCGCCCTGCGCGGGAGTTTTCCATTCCTGCTCGGGCAAGGGTCTTGTGCGGGGTTTCCGTAGTGGAAGGATGAGGAGAGCCCGAGTGCCTTCTTAAGCCCTAAGAGACGAAAAAGACGCCTTTTTGCGAAATTTTTTTCACAACCTTGTCACCTTAACCCATGCTTCAGTTCCCCAATCCCTTCCAGCGGTTAGCGGTGGCATTGCACCGCCCGGTTCCCGCTGCGCCTGCTGTTCAAGCAAGCGTGGTGGTTCGGGAACAGGCACAACAGCTTGGAATGCTTCTTCATGCGCAGCGTCCGATTGACTTCGACGACGTGATGCGCGCCTTGGGGTGCGAAGGCTAAATTCCTCCCAACGTCCAGTGCCCCCGCCTTGCGTGGGGGTTTCGCTTCTGGCCGGGGAGCAGAGAGGTACAAGGAAACCTGATTGTTATCTTATTAACGGAAAACCTGTACTCAACAGCATAAATTGGTGTGATCATGCAACTTGTGCCCTCTGTGACATGGGCTTGGATCGAGTTGAATGTGCTGCTCCTGCTGGTTCTGGGGGTCACCGCATGGCTTCGCCGAGATGAGCCCGCTCCACCCCGCGACGAGTAACGGTACTCTCTCTGCCCCCGACCAGCGCGGGGGTTTTTCATCCCGCCTGTCACGCGTCGCCAACTCTGAGGCCGTACGTGCCCCTGCCCAGGTCCACTCCGGCCCCTGAGCAGTTCGTCATGTCTGGAGAAGAGATGCCCTTGACTGCAGCGCGTCCTGTTCCAGGCACGATGGGCGGGCTCTACACCCTGGTGCTGGGCGCGACGGGCTTCTGCGTGATCCTGGGCGTGTACCTGCACGCCCACTTCACCGGCCGGAAAGCGGCGGCGATGACCGCCGAGCTTCCGACGGCTGTATTGGCGATGCTCGGCGTCCCATACCCTGCGCAGCATCTTTGCAGATAGGGCGAAGGCGGCAAACGGTATCGCGCCTGTTTCAGTGGACCCGGCAGACCCGGTGCAGCAGGTCCCCACACCGCCTCTCCCTGATGTGCGGGCCCGTGAATCAGCTTCGCCGGGTGAGTTGTAGGTCATAGGCACAAGGTTGTGTTCCGACATCGACCGTGAGGACATACACCCCTGCACGCATGCCCGGCCAGTCCACGTTCCGTGCTTTTTCAACCTGTGCCTGCGCCTTGATCGCGGATTTGTTGTGAAGGTGGAGCGTGATGGTGCTGTTGCAAGTGGAGGCCCCTTTGGGCCGAACGCGAAGTTCGTAGTTCCCTCCTGAGAGGCGAAACGGGGGAGAGGTGCCGTCCGTGATCGGTGCTGGAAGGGCAATGACTTCGCCGACGCCAGGGTTTTTGGGAACCAGGGTGCCTGCTGGGGCTTCGTCTTTTTTCTGACAGGACGTGAGCAGGAGCAAATAGGCCAACACTGTGCGTCTCACGCCCATTACCGTACCCCGTTTTCTTCCAGCCCTTGCGCAGCGTAAGGGTTGTGCCCTCCTAGGAGCACCCATGATCCCTCCCGCCGATTCTGATTTCGTGCCGGCCATCCCCGAAGCCCGGAAGACGGTGGGCACCTTCATCTTGCACACACCGCTTCCTCCGGCCACACTACGGCCCCAGGCCACGCCGGAAGGGCTGCCCACCCTGCCCCGCCTCACGCCTCCACCCTCAACCACTCCACCTGTCCCAGGGCCGCTCGGCAATACGGAATTTGAGGCGCTGCTCACCCGCCTGCTGCCCCAGGTACTCGGTGGCAGCGATCAGATCAAGGCCGCGCTGGGTGGCTGAGCTTCCCAGAGGCCCCATCGCTGACAATGAGCGTAGCCGGGGTGGTAAGCCTAACCGTACGTGACGGTGCGCCCCTCGCAAAGGGCAAGGGTCCAGACGCCCAAGTGGTACTGATCTTCGGCGGGTGTTTGGCCAGTACGCTGTGCCGCTGTTGCTGCTCTGGGTTCGGCCGTTCGCCCCAGCGGATGCTGCGGTGGCGGGGCTGGAGGCGCTGTACCGCACGGTGGTCAGGAAGCGGCAGGCAGGCGCGATTAACGGCCAATCCCAGAGGTGAGTTCTTCACAGCAAGGCCCTTTAATGAAACGGCAGCACTGTAATGTTCAAAACAGAGCGAACGAAGAACGTCTGCAAGAGCGGTTGAGCAAGACTATGTCACAGTTACGCTGAAACGTGACTGTGGAAACCCCTCCACGGATGCAACTCACTGAGGTGAAAAGCTTGTCACCGAGAACCGACGTCGGATGAGAGAGTTCCTCCAAACGGTCGCCTACCAAGACTCGCGAAAGTAATCTAACCACATTAGTGCCAAGTGCGGAAGCTGTAATGGGACGTTTTTTAAACTGCTGTTATGACTGACATAAACAGTGAGAAGCGGACGGAACTCCCCCCCAGCCTTGCCCTCCTGTTCATGATGTCGCTGTGCTACTGTGCTTTAAACACCTGTTGGATTGCGTTCGGTCTCCTGGGAATACTTGGCATTCTCTTTGTCGTTTTTACTGCATTTGAACAACTTTCCCTGTTGTGGGAGGGGTGGGTACCGGGGACGTCCTTACCGCCGTTATCTACCATAGCGCTCCCGCTTCCTGAGGCAATGGAGACGGTGGAGCTTGCACCTCAACTGACCTAAGCTGTTTCAATCCTGGGCTGCTTCGTAGGCCGGCCACAAGCGCCCTTACCTTTGCTGCTGTAACTTGCGCCAAACGAACGGCCCCACCTTGCCTCGCAGCGGGTGGGGCCTTTTTTCTTTACGCCACTGTACGTGGCGCGCCCGGCACTCAAGTCCGGGGAGTGATAGGCGTAATAGGCCTTGTGGAGTTGTCGACGAGCGGTGCCAGGGGAAGGGGATTGGCCAGGGCAGTGGTGACTGCAGAGGCGATGGCAGCCGCGGCTGATGGTACAGCTGCACCTACAGCGCTCGAAATTGCCGCAGCGGACGTGGGTACCGCCTGAACGACAGCGGCAGCGATAGAAGCCGCGGCGGCAGGAACTTGTGTGGCGACCGCAGCTGCAATGGCAGCTGCAGCTGCAGGAGCAGCTTGAGCGACTTTTTGAGCGATCAGGGCAGCGGCTGCAGGGACCTGCTGAGCCACCGAGGCAGCGATCGCCGCTGCGCTCCCAGGAACAGCAAGCGCAACCTGCCCAGCAATGGCCGCTGCTGCTGTAGGGCTCGCCTTGGCCGCTGCAGCTGCAATGGCCGCGGCTTGTGCGGGAACAACCCTCGCGATGGAGCCGGCAATGGCAGCGGCAGCGTCAGGAACAGCGAGAACAGCGACTCGCGTAATTTCTGCCGCGAGTGCAGGACGTATCTGTGCGGCGCTCGCAGCGATTGCCGCAACGAGCGTGGGGTTCCGCTGAAGCAGCGAACGCAACGCGGCCTCAAATCCGGGCGTATTGGCCTGACTGAGCAGCACCTGAATTTGCGCCCTGACATTTGTGGGAATCGTGCTGCTCTGCTGCTGGGCAGCAGCCGGGGAGGCAAGGAGTGCGGCGGCCAGGACGAGTTTCAAAATGCTTGAGTGACTGGACATGGATAATTTCCTCTCTTTCCCATGAAGGGAGACGAAGGACATTTGCTGTCCCGGACTGAAGCATTGTCACAGCGGCATGGTGTCTATCACGCCTTGCTTGAGTGGTAATCAACATTTTAAGTGAATCAAACTTTCTTATTTGTGACATTCTTATATTAAGAACTAAATCCATTTAATTTGGAACGATGAGGGGAAGCGCGCCCTATGACTCCTTCTCACAAAAGCCCCACGTTGACTTGCAGTCGGAGAGTCGTTTTTAATAAAGTGGAGCGCTATCCGAGAATCAGATGAACGGGAGCCAATGCCGAGGAGAAATCCCGTCTCCTCCTATTCGCCACACTGAGGTAGTGTTGGCCCCAGTGGTCCTCTTGAGCGCGTTGGCCTTGGCCTTCTTCCTCCTCGGATTGGGCTTGTTTGTGCGCGGTACCATGGTGCGGTATGCCTTGTGGGGGCTATCCCTACTGGCGGGCTTGTGTTTTTTGGTGGCCTTCTTGGTTTGAACTCCCCTCCCAAAAGGCTCATGCCGCCCATTAAGCAGGGGAGACGCGGCACAGATCCCGTTGGTTATGGGCGGCATCCCAGGCGATCAAGAGCGCGCTGATCCAGCCTGCCCAGCACCGCCCGTTCGTGCACTGTGCGCCTCACGCTGCTGCCTCGGCACTCACGTCGACAAAGATCAAGCTTCCGTCGGTGGCCCGGCAGGGCGCAACTTCCACCGTCATGCCCTGCAGCTCCAGCAACGCGGCCAGCAATGCCGCGCGTACCTCCGCATTATCGCCTTCGACGGCCGCCGCCGGGTGAAGCAGTCCCCCGGCCTTCCAGCTGGAGAACTCTACCCCCATCAGCGCGGTCTTCTTCAC